ATAGCATTCAGGTCTGCTCCCCCCCCCTAATGGGGATGAACAATGTTTGGTCGTTGCTTGTGCCTAGAGTAGCTGACTTGTCATTCTGTATCAATGCTCCCTTGCCTCCTCCTTCGCACCCCCCCCCGAACTTTTAAGGTGTAAACAATCGGTGTATGACCACCCATCTGCGCTCTCAAAGCATTTGTCTTATCTTCCGTCACGCTCATAAAAGCCCCCCTGATCGTTTAGGCAAACTATTGGCTGTCTTTTCGGTTCCGTCAGTAATGAATTTGTCTTGTTCTCCGTGATTGACATACTCTTTTTATCCTGTTCGTTTAATACAAAGACTACTGGTACGTGATCGCTGTCGGTTGCTATGCTACTCAAGGTTTTCGATACCCCCCCGTAATGGTTTGGTTGTATACGTCATACCCAATGGCTTTCACCAACACTCCGTTCCTTCCCGTAGTCAATCCGCAGTTTACTCCAAGCGTTGCTTCCTTATCTCCCGTCACGTCTCCGTTGTACCCGTCAAATCCTATCGCTTGCATATTATCAGTTTGTTCTCCGTGACTTGCTGTGTCTGTACCCATTTGTAGTCCGTTGCACATAATGCGCTTATCTCCTTTTGGTATAGCAGCAGACTGCCGCCCCCCCCCTTAGCAACTAAAGCTGGCTCTTGCTGTTCCACAATCTGAAAACCAAACTTTGCGTTTTCACCCTGCTGATAACTGTATCTGTCTAATCCCCATGCCGTACAATAACTATTGGAGTCCGTGCTTCCGTGTTGTCTGAAACATTCAGGCAATTTGCTTTGTTTGTCATTTCCCATTCCTGCGGTTCTCCCTTGTGCATTGAATGCGATTTTTTACGAAAGGATAATTGGCGTGTTACCCCCCCCCGGTTCCGTAATGGTTGAGGATTGAGTTAGCTCTGTGTTCCATTTCCGTATACCTTGCGTCTGTTTGGTTAACGTCGTAAAACCGGAAGGGGATTCTAGTGTTTTTCGTCTGCGTATCTCCAAGTTCTGCCGTATGCAGATTTACTATATCCAGTTCCATTTAATGCCTGATTGATATTTCCAGGACTTCCGTCTAATTTTCTTGCCGCATCCGTCTGTGATGAATAGTATTCTTCTGTTCCATCAGGCAAAGTTGCAATTACTGGTTTTTCATGTGCAATAGCATTCTTTTCCGATATGCTCCCGTAGTTTGCGTTGTATTTACGGTCGCACCATTCTAAGTTATCAACATCGTTATTTGCTCTGTTTTCGTCCTTGTGGTTGATTTCTGGAAGATTGCTCGGATTATTCAAAAATGCTTCTGCAACAAGACGATGCACTTTTTCCGTCTTTCGTTCTCCGTCTTTAGACAATCCTATTGTTTCATATCCTCTGTTCAAACTCTTTGACATTATCAGATTTTCGCTGTTCCTTACTCGTCCTCTGTCGCTGACTTCGTACAATCCTTCGTATCCTGTGACGGGCAACCAGATTTCTTCGCTTCTGTCACTAGCTGATTGTATTCTTCCGTTGATATATGCGCTTGCCTTTGCAATGCGGTAAGCAATACTGTAGGCAAGCATTTCCCACGAACAGCGCACCTCCTCATGATACCAATGCAAGCCTTTTGACTCAAAAAGTATTTCTCCGGCGCGGTTTCCTCCAAAATCCGCGACAAGAAAGATTCTTCTTCGTCTCTGAGGCACTCCCTCGTTAGCTGCGTTGCGGATGCACCATGCAATGCTCCATCCGTTTCCTGCCACACATCCGGCATTAGACCACTTCTTAGGTCTAGGTATAGAAACCGTAGGCTCGACGATCCTTGCGATTTCTTCAAGTACGGTTCTGAAATCTTCTCCGTTGTTGCTTGACAAGGCTCCTGGCACGTTTTCCCAAAGCCATAATCTAGGTCGAATATACTCAACTGACCCTCGCATTCGTAATTGTTCGCTAGCATCTTTCTCTCTCATCTCCTTCGTGATTCTGATAACTTCGTGAAACAGGCTTGACCTAGTTCCGCTGTCTACCGTCATTCCCTGACGCTTTCCGGCAACGCTCAAATCTTGACACGGGCTACTGTTCGTCATTATGTCAACAGGCTCAATGTCATATCCGCTGACCTTTGTTATGTCTCCAAGCTGTTTTGCTTCTGGAAACCTTTTCGCTTCCAATGACACGGGAAACGGTTCTATCTCGCTTTCCCAAAGCGTTGTTGCTCCGCATAACTTTGCGGCTAATTCCCAGGTACCGCTTCCTGAGAAGAAATTACCGTGTGTTATCTCACTCATCTACATCCTCCAAATTTTTAACCAAAATATCCTCAATTTCATCCGTCTTGATAAATCTTTTGTCTCCTTTTTGGCTTTCAACAGTCAGGAAAAGTCCGTCAACAATCCATGACTTTGCGTCATGAAATTCATATTCCCGTTGTTTTGTTTTTACTTTAATGTCAATCATCCCAATCCTCCTAATTCTTCTTTAATTCTATTGTATAAGCACATTACTCCATCGTTGAAAGCATAACAGTATTTTGCCTCTTCTGAATAGTTATCATTGGAGACATCTTCAATGTCACCATCGTTATCTAATATTTCAATCGTTATCTCCATCAATTTTTCTTTCGTCAGCATATTATCTCTCCTTCCCAAAAAATGTATTTCTCATACTCACCGCATGAGCAGACAACGCAAATTCCATCGGCATCTTTTTCCTGTTTTCCTTATGGCAAGAAAACGTTTTGCATATTTGCGGTCTTACTGGATAAATCTCGCATTTCAATTCCTTGCTTGAATCCATAAACGGACAAGTTAAATCCAAAACATTCATGGATAAAAAATTACAATGGCTGTGGGCTTTTATATTGTGAATCTTCACGTACTCTTTGATCTTCGCAATTTCTTTATCCGTAACAGGAAGCAAATCACCGCAACATTGACCACAACAGCTGCATTTACCATTCTCGGTGAAATCATACAAGCCTTTATTCATGTTTTCGTATGTTTCATTTAATAACTCATTTAATGTATTCTCCATAAGATACCTCTATCGCTTTGAATTTGGATTATTTAGGCACTCAAAATACTTTGATGATAATTTTATCGTTCAGAAGTTCAAAATTAAAATTTAAGCCTTATAGAGTGATTTCTGTGTCCTCTGTAACTGCATAAGCAATACGCTCTATCATATGTTTCATAATTTCAGCTTGTGTATGATTTTGTTTAGCATATTCAATAATGCTTTCAGCATTAAAACTCATTCCAACATCTTGAATAAAATCAAAGATCATTTCAACCTTATCATCCTGTTTTTCAAAGCGACTAAACTGATAATTTCTCTGGAATCTTCTTAAAAGTGCTTTGTCAAGCCTGTCCATTCTGTTTGTTGCACCGATAACAATTTGACCGTCAACTAATTCATCTAGTGCTTGCATTAGTGAAATTGTTGTTCTTGCTAATTCTCCGTCTGCGCCTTTACTGTCACTTCTTGCAAGTCCGATACAATCAATTTCATCAAGCAATAGCACGCATTTCTGACCTTTGCAATAGTCGAATACTTTTCTTATATTTGCACTTGTGCTACCCATGTAACTACTTATCAGATACGAAAAATTCACATATCCAAATGGAAGTCCAAGTTTATAAGCCACATACTTTGCAAACTCTGTTTTTCCTGTTCCAGGTTCGCCGTAAATTAGTGTTGAGTTAATATACGGTATTCCAAGTTCAAGCATTTTTACTGTCACATAATATCCTCTTTCTATCTCGGAGAATACTTTTCTTTGTAATTCGCTAAGATAATATCTCTTTTCACGAAAATCTGATACGTCAATCATGTTTAACAAACCTTGAAGATTAACAGGTAATTCAAACATTTTATCTGTTCCATTCTCCAATAGTTTTCTGTAATATGCAGTTTTACCCTCATTCTTCTTTGAGTTGTCATTGATGCAAGCCATTGTTGCGTATTTTTTTGCATCTTGTATTCTGTTTTCTGCTAATGCTCTTATGCAAGCAAGCATATCCTCTGTTAGTGCCATTGGTTTATCTCCTTTTATTCGTCTATTTCCTCTAAATACACGACAATTCTGGGATGCTTTGAATCTATAAAAAAGTCATGCGTATAATTTTCTATTTCAGACCACCCATCATTTCGTATCGTTCCTGTTTTTTGGAGCGCGTCAAAAATAACTTTCCTTGCAAAACTATCAATGTTATCCTTGTCCATTCTCTTGTCTTTTTGGAAATAATAAAAATGAATAATCAAAGGTTTTGTTGCTTTCCATTTTTTCAGGTACTTTCGTATGCAAGTGCAAGCAAAATTCATGTTTTCTCGCTTTATTTTTCCTCCGGCTTGTGGGCTTTTTGCACATTCAGCCAAATACTCATTAAGACCTGGCATACTAAATGGAATAATAAAAAATTGCATATCTTTTCCAGTAGGATCAAATTGTAATCTCATGCAAACCTCTTTTTAAGGGCTTGCCCTTTATCGACAAGCCCATCCGTGTGATATACTAATTTCCTTTTACTCGACCAATAATTAAATTAGCCCATTGGCATCACTCCTTAATCTATGTTGCATTACAATGGCTTACAAAAATGATTTTCCAAAAATCTTACGAAACTCTTCTCTTGCTGGGTCTGAATCATCATCATAAAGTTGTCTGCGGTAAATCTCTTTCTCTACAGCCAACTGTGATAGTTGCTTTGACAACACTTCCATTTCATGATTCTGGTGAACGCTCATTTTTGAAGAGTTATGATGTTTCGGACAAAGTGGCATTACCGCTTTCCATTTATCTGCAATCTTTCTGTTGGAAGTGCCTGAAAGTCCGTGATGGGTTTCCGTTGTTGGCGATCCGCATATCATGCAATAATCCATGTAGTTTGTTATTATGCTTTTCATGCTATACCTCTAACAGAAGTTCGTCCATGCTGATAACTTTTTCAAATGGCAAATTATCGGCGCACCATTCGCAATGACCGCAAGGTATTGGATCAATTTCGCCTTGAATAATGCTCCATATTGAATGAATTTTTTGTTTAATTTCTTCTCCTTTTTCCTCGATTATTTTATCTGGAATTTGGATAATTGCCAATCTAGGATGAGGAACATTGTATTCCTTGTCTTTTGATATAACAGCCAAATAGAACGGAAGTTTCTTTCCAAAGTTATATTCTACCGCCTTCTGATAGAAATATGCTTGTTCAACATACCCAAAATACTCAATAAAATTAAGCCTCTGTCCTAAATCTTTAGCATAATAGGTTTCAGAAATAGAAGCAGCTGTTTTTATGTCTGTTATTCTTTTTCCGTCATAACTGTCTAATTTAACGCGAATTGGCACTCCATCTATCTCTGCGGTTAAGATTTTTTGTGTTTCTCCATCTACATAGCGCATAAATAAAGGCTCTTTTATTGCCCTCTTAATCATTGAATCTGCCTGTTTGAATTGACTAAGAAGTTCCAAATCGCCTTTACCTTCTTGAAATTTTTTAATTGACGCTTTCGTGTATAAATCATCCATATTGTCAATCATAAATTGTGGTAATGAATGATCAAAATAGGCATCAACATATCCTCCCAATAGTAAAGCGTCTGTTTTTGGAGGAACATAATCTCCTTTTACAATAGCCAATGCTCTAGTCTCACAAGAAGCACGTCCACAAGTTCCTGCAAAATTCTTATACGTACTACAATCCAACCAACGCCTATTTGCTTCTGGACTATGATATGTCTCATCATTTAGAGAGAAATTGTCCTTTTTCATTTCTTTCAATTTTTCTCCTTTCGTGTTTTTTTACTTCAAAAGCATCTTCAACAGGCCAATGCAATTTTGTGATTCTTTGTGACAAAGTAGCATATTTTATGCCTAATATTCTTGACCATTCGGCTATTGTATGTGTTTCATCATTAAATGTTACATATACATTTGATCTAGTATTGTTTGCTTGTGTTATCTTATTAGTCCATCTACAATTATTAGGAAAATATCCTTTGTCGTTGTCAATGCGATCAATACTTAAATTATCTGAATAACCATTTTGTAAAGACCAGTTCATAAATCTTTTGAATCCATCAGTTCCATGCCACTCTTCGCATACAGTTATACCTCTTGCGCCATACCATTTATATTTATCATCGTTTTTATAATGGCATCTGCTTAACATTTTAGACCAAATTCCATGTAATCTAGTATGTGACATTCCATGAACACGATTTACATGATCTCCTGCACAACCGCAACTTTTAACAGCACCGCTTTTCAGATTTGACGATTTAACCCATGTCTCCTTTCCACAATCGCATTTGCAAAGCCAATAAATTGCATTATTTTTTCGTTCCCATCTTATACAAGTAAGTTTATTGAATTTTTGTCCTGTCAAATCAATGAAGCATTTTTCATGTATTATCTTTTTAAGTTCACATCCGCAAGATTTTGTTAATCCTCTTTTTAGATTGTTTCCTAAAACAATCTTTTTTGTTCCACAATCACAAACACAATTATAATATTTATCATATTTCTTTTTGTGTGAGAATGATTCCACATACCATTTTCCAAATCTCATTCCTGTTAAATCATTCTTTATTTTCCCCATTTTCTACCTCACTAGGAATAATATCAGCATAAACATCAACAGCCTTTTCCGGCTCATCAGGAACATTGTCAATATATACAGGATTTCCATTTTCATCTTGAACAGCCATATCGTTTTGATATGCAGTTTCCATATCCACGCTCATCATTCCCCACTTAGACACAATCTGCCTAATCATGGTCTTTAGAGCCATAGAATCAAAATCAGTAGTCCAAATAGAAGTAGTCCATCCCTTCTTTTTATCCGTTCTGTATGAAGCAGAATATTTGCTTGCGTGCGCTTCCATCTGATCTTTAGACCAATAAAGTTCCTTTCGGAATCCATTGTTCATTTCAAAATAAGCATAATAGCCAATAACAGGAAGTTGCTTTCTTTTTTCATAATCCGTAATTGCATTAAACACATATTCTTCCGTAATTGGATTGATGGATATTAACTCTCCCTCTCTTATGTCACAGGCACTAATCTTCTTATACTGTCCAGATCTCATAGCAAGTTGCAAATAACCGCGATAAGAAAGTTGAAACGCAGCTTCCTTTACTTCTACTTCAACAATTCTTCCGCTTTCATCTTTTACCTTTTTTTTGTTCTTAAAAGGTACGAGGTAAAACATCTGTAATTGTGGAGATTGTGGAAGTTTCAAACTGTGTCCGATAAGTGCTGATGATAAAATACTTGTGTTCGTACATTCTGCCAACTGCGGATTAGTCTGTACCGCACTAACCACGGAAGAAATAAAACGCTGTGCTTCCTTTTCTCCGACAACGTTCATCACATTTGCTTTTACTTTCTCACTTGCCAAGAATCCGGCAATGCCTTGTTTTTGTGTTGCTAATTCATTTGCCATTTAACTTTTCCTCCATTCTTCTTTGTCTTTCTTCTTCAAGTTCCTTCCTGGTTTTCAAAATAAGCTGTCCTCTGTAGCACCCGTATACTTCACAAATCTTGTCGATATACTTTGAGTTAGGCAAATTTCTGCCTTGTTCCCATTGAATCATGGTTCCCGTACTAACTCCAATCAATTCAGCCGCCTGATATTGCTTTAAAGTGGTTAGTCTTTTACGTGCTTCACGCAAGGTATATCTGCGTATTTTCTTTGGCTGTTCCTGTTCCATAAATAGCTCCTTTCCTACAAAATTTTACATTTTTATTATACCAATTTATAGGTATATAGTCAACTAGAAAAATACAATTTTATATAAAAAAGAGATGGGTTTTACCCCATCTCTCTCTTAAAACTTAGGCGTTCTGTAACTGGTTTTTCCAATTACGGATCATATTTCTCTGCTTCTCGTCAGTAGCGTTCTGTTCCATGCGTTCAAGTTCGCTTACCATGTGTTCTTTGGAATCCTCACGGCCATAACCGCGCCGACCACCTCTTTCATAGGAATCATAACTACCGCGATAATCATAAGAACCGCCATCATACGAACCGCGCCCGGAATAGCCACCCTCGCTAGAGTATCTACCCATGGAATCGCGCTTTGCATAGCGTCCTCTGCCTCTTGCGTAAGAAGAACCATCATCGTACATATAGTACGGCATCATTTCTGAATAGCCTTCTTCTCCAGCTTCTCTCATGGCACAAATAGTCTCAATGTCTTTGATAATGTCAACCACTTTGTCCATGATTTCAAGGTTATTGGAAGTCAGTTCGCGCTTGTTTGCAATCTGCCCAAGTTCTTTTTCAAGCATATCCTTGATTTCATAATATACTTTCATTGCGTTTTCCTCCTTTCTAGGCTATTCTTGCAACTGTTAAATTTGCATTTTGAACAAGTATCTGTGGTGCAGGAGTTGTTGCAGGAGTAGCACTTTCAGAAGTGTTCTCTACGCTTATATTAAAGCAACATCCTTTAGGCACAGATATAATTGCTGTTGAAGTGACATTAAAGAAGTTCTCCTGTGTTGGTGGGTCTGTTGCTGTTGCTGCAGGAGTAACGATTGCTCTACTTGTTAAAATAGGTTCACCGTCAATAGCCAATGCAACGCTAATAGCACCAACAGTACCGCCATCTGGAATAGCAATATTTCCGTTAAATGCCACTTGATACCTAGCAAAACAACCACAGTTACAATTTACAATGCCACGGAGAGTTACAATACCACTTCCAGGTCTGTGGTATACATATCCTTTGTTACACCCAATAGTTGTGTTGAGTGTAACAGGTTGGTTTGGACTTACTAATTGAACAGAATTATTTGTGTATTCCGCCATTATTTATGTTGCGTTTCTCGATATGTTTCGGTTCAGTTATTGCCTTTTCAAAAGACCAACCTAATTTGTAAATACGATTATGAATAAACTTAAAAGGCAAATCAAGTCTTTTACACCAATCAGTAAGATTGTGGGTTTCTCCTTTGTATTCTATAATGTATGAACTTCTTCTGTTTGCAGATTGTCTGTTGAGTGGAATCCATGTGCAATTACTTGGCTCATAATTTCCATTAACATCATTTCTTTCAATAGATAATTCATCTGAATATCCATTTTTTAAAGCCCAATTCATAAAAGAAACAAAAGAATTTTTCCAATCATCACACATTGTTATGCCTCTTCCACCATAATTTTTGTATGAATCTTCTTTATTGTTATAACATCTGCTTTTAATGGAATACCATTCACGATATAGTCTTGTATTTGACATATTGTGAATTAAGTGTTTCGGTTCTTTATTTTTACACCCACAACTTTTAACAGAGCCATTTTTTAAATTTTTACCTCTTACTTTAGTTGTGTTACCACAATCGCAAATGCACTCCCAAACAGTAACTCCGCCTTTTGCGTTTTCTAATCTCTTTACAACAACTAAGTTATTGTATCTGTTACCGATAATATCAATTAGTTTGCTCATAGTTTAAACCTCCATACGGTTTGTACTTAATTTACATTATGCCATAAACTGTTATGAAAGTCAACTTGCAACAAACAAACGCTCTCCTTTCTTAATAAACTCTTTTTGTAGCAATCCTAGAAGTTATTTCCGCAACCACAACCGCATCCGTTGTTGTTACATTGGAAAATCGGTGTGCGTCCATATACAGGAGTGCTAGGAACAGGGCAATTAGAAAGACGGTTATATAACTGGTCTACCTCATTGCTGAATCCCTGTGCGATAAACGCATTTTGTGCTGTCTGAGAAGCCGCCAAATCCTTCATTGCGATAGTCTGACGAAGGTTAGCAATTTCATCATTCTTAGCGTCAATCTTATCCTGGCAAAGCTGATCCTTAATGCTCTGAATGCCACCATTGATAACATTAAGAATGCTCTGAGTATTCTGCGTATCATTAGTGCGAGTAGCACAAGCTTCTCTTGCAATGTCAGAACCAAGGTTAGCAATTCCAAGACGATTATCCGCGCTTGCCTGTGCAAGTTGACCCTGAATGCCGTTAAATCCTTGAAGTGTTGCAATCTGACCGCTATATGCCTGTTGCATATTAGCAATCTGGTTTCCGTAAAGCTGCTGAGCGATTGCGTTTTGAGCATTGTTCACGGACATATTCACGCCGTTAAAGCCATTGCAAAGCTGCGTAGAAATGTTTCCGCAACAATCGCAAAGCTGAGTGGAAAGATTTGCAATTCGATCATTCGTGGACGCAATCGTTGTCTGCAACATCTGATCCCTGAACCCGTCATTGGTATTGTTGGAAATCTGTTGCTGACCCGTCAGAAGCCAAGGAAACTCAAACATATTTCCAAAACCTCCTCCGAAACCGCCCATGCCGCCCCAACCGCCAAGGCCGCCGCAAGCGAACAAAATGATAATGATAAGCCAAATATCACTACTCCAACCACCAAAACCACCCATGCCACCGCCAAAACCGCCATACATGGGCTGAACGGGCATAGTTAAACTCGTAGAATCGTTCATAATTTTTTCCTTTCTGCCTTTACAGGCTATTAAATTTATACTTCTTACCTTGCGCAATGGTATTAGTACCTTAGATGGAAAAACGCACCCGTAAAAAGTGCGTTTCTTGTTTAACTCTTGTTTAACTCTTGTTTAACTCTTGTTTAACTCTTGTTTAACTCTTGTTTAATTCATTTTGCACTTGCGGAACCATTGTTTGATAAGCCTGTTGCACTTGCTGTTGTGGCATTGTTCCAGATTGCATAAGATATTGGCCTATCATCTGCGGATTTCCGTTAAATTTCTTGATTTCCTCATACTGTTGCTGATTGATTTTTCCGTTCTGAATGAGCATATCCGCAAGCATATTAGGATTTTGTTGTGCCTGTTTTATGGTTTGAATAATCCGCATCATTCCATTCATGCCACCATTCATGCCACCCATCATTCCAAATAAAGGATTCATAGTTTATTCCTCCGATTTCTTCCTGGTTGAAGGTTTCAAAGTAATTTCAGAAAGTTTCTTTTCAACCTCATTCTTGACAAGTTTTTCAACGATGGATTCTATTTCTTCTTGCCGGACAAAATCTTTCAAATCAACTTGTGGATTTGGAGTATCGTCAACCTTGACAAGTTGGTACTTTTCCATAGGCTCTAATTTCCCGTCAAGACCTCTTTTCTTTTTGTAGACAAACGGATTGTCCATATCCATAAGGATAACTTCTTGCCCGTTTTCTGTTTGATACATATTAGCCGCCAATTCACCTTGCACAACATCGAATTTTGGGCTAGAAACGGCTTGTTGCGTCTGCATTGGTAAATTGTTCGTCTGTTGCATTTGGGGCTGAATTTGGGGCGAATAAACGCTTTGTTGTGAATATTGCTGTTGATTGTATTGCTGTTGATATTGTGGATATTGTGGATAATATGGCTGATAAGAATTTTGAAAAGTGCTATATGGCATATGCTACCTCCTAATCTCTTGAATAGTAAAAAATCGGGCATTCATTTGAAGAATCCCAAGCATCGAAAACGGTTCCTTGAATAACACTAACGGCATGGCTGCCCGTTCCAAGAACGTAAACACCTTCTGGATGGTCTGCCGCAAAATCACCTATTGTATAGCAATCAGGTTTTGAATTTTCTATTGTATGGCGAATAAAACCATTGTTTTTAAGATATGCTCCCCATACGCTATCAGCATTCAAGATTTCACTCATAAGAAATCCTTGCAAAGCAAGTCCTATATAAGTTTTTTGCCAATTTTCATCAGTAGCTAATGAAACAGCCCTGACTACACAATCGCCAGTCATTTTCCCGGATGGATTATTATTAAAATATTGATACGCCATAGATAAATACCTCTCTTTGATTCAATTATCTAACAGATAAGAGGTATTCAAAATAAACATAAGATATGATTAAGATATGATTTTAGGCAATAAAAAAAGACGGTGCATTAAGCACCGCCATCTAATTCTTCCATGATCTTTTCACATAGCCATTCTTTCTTTGACTTAAATTGTCTGTCAAGTTTTCTCGATAGCCTGTCAAACAATTCTGCCGGAATGGTAGTGTTAAATTGTTTCATTCCTTTCTTTTTTCGATATTCCTTTTGGTAGTTTGACCTACTTTCTACATTGTTTTCATTTTCCATGTTTACCTCCTACTTACTGGGCTTTGCTGCTGAAGCAATGCTTTTCAGAATACTAATTACGATCCATATGCCGATTGCCAATTTCCATGTAAAAGTAAACCCAAAACAGATGGAAAGAATCTTTACGGCAAAGGCTGTAATCAAAAAACTAAATGCTTCAAAAATAAGAAACGCTATAATAACATATTTCATTTTGTTCCTCCTCTAGTCGATAAGATTTACGTTGTATATGTCTGAAATTGCATCTTCAATTTTGTTCGTATAGCCGACTATTCCTTCCCACGTTAAGAATCTGTCTAAAATCTCATGCCGTCCAAGAGCTTCTATGAATTTATCCTGACTTGTATCATCAGGTTCTAATCCCATGTTCTCTCTTACGTTTCGCATTACTCTTTCTGAATACTTTGCCATTTTATTTCTCCTTATCTTCAAAAATTTCAATTATTTTAGTTGCCTGGTCAAAAGTAAGATTATTTAGGTTATAATTTTTCATGAGTTGATATGTTTTACTTATTGTTTGTCTTTGTTTAATTTTTTCAGCGTGTTCTTCTGTCACATAAGTAATATGTGACCTACTCCAAACATCACTACCAATTTCCCAACCATATTTGTCGTAATATTGACCTTCAACACGGATTCTCCCAGTAGGAGTTATTCTCTCGACCTTCGCAATTTTTTCACTCAATCGGCCTGAAACTATAACTTCATCACCTACACTTACATTTAATTCTTCTCGCATTACATTCTCCTTTCATTTCATTTACTTCCAACAACTCTAAACCAAACAATCCCATGTGTTTAGCTTCACATTCGGTGTCTACGATAGTAAACATTTTATTCTCCTTTCCCTAAAAACACATATCCGTTTTCGTTTGCGTATGCCAATGCTTCAATGACCGAATCAAAATGTTTCTTGTGTATCTTCCCGTGTTTGTCTAAAAATTGGTACTCCATTATGCCTCCTAAAACTTATCCAGATTGAACCGATATAACGGATAATCACAAAATCCGCTTCTTCTGATCGTTCCAGTAAATTCACCAAGTCCGTATTCCTTAATAAACCTTTCAGCATCAGGCATATTGTTTGTGTCAACATATGCAGTATCAGGCAAAAGTCTTTCACTAAGGTTTACCGTCAGATTCCCATATGGGTCACCATTTCTGCAAGTCAAAAATATTGCCAAGTTACCGTCATAATAGCATGACTTGTGGATTGTTACTTCGTATTCTTTTCCAAACTGTTTAATTTTCATTTAATCTCTCCTTTCAAAAAATGTGTGACAATGACGCTTGCCACACTTTGCGCTGCTGATTTGCCCTCAACAGTAAAAGCGTTTTTTAATTTGCTTCCGGCACTCCCTTTACTGTAACAAAAATAGGGGTTCCATCTTCATCATATCCAACAAATTCTGTCCATTCGCTCATATTATTTCTCCCTTCTCTTTTTTCTACAAGAAAAACATCTTGCATAAGGTTTCAAATTATTGTTTGCAAGCCAATCCTTTTCTGATCTTGTAAACATAAATAATTCTCCACAATCTTTGCAAGTTTTAACTTCTAACATATTCGAATTGAGTTGAATGTTATAACCATCGCAAGATGTTATTGCACTACGCAACTTATCAAACCAAAAAGAAGTACCATCTGGTAATGGATATTGCACTTCCGATACATTTGTATCATAATCAAACCTATTTGTTTCCTTGTTAAAAAATACCTTATATCCAAACATTGCATTTCTCCTTTCATTTGTTTCTATTAGCATACTAACACATAGGTATATTATTGTCAATAGATAACTTTATTTTAAAATAAAAAAAGAGGTCAGGCACTAACCTAACCTCTTAAACAACTTTTCTTGCCGTTTCTTAACTATTGTTTTTACATGAACTGTCGATAAATCAAATTCTTCCGCAAGTCTTTCATATGTCAATCCGTCAATCAATCTGCGTTTCAGAATCCTTCTGTCTCTTTCCGCATTTCTTCCAACCACGTATTCATCTATGAGATTTTCGATTTCAGTACGTGATAAATCTTCTGGATTGAGCATATCTTACCTCTTTGGTTTCCGATGATATCCCTTGCCACCGCATACATTGCATTGTACGTTTCCTGACGGAATTTTCTTCTTGCGCTCCTTTGTGGTTGTTGTTTTAGTTACCGTCACTTTCGCCATAATTTACCTCGTTTTCATCACCGATAAATCCAATGGCATCGCCACCGTCTCCGGCATCTACATCAACTTTTTGCGTGGTTTCCGTAACCACATCTTCAAATTGGCTCTCATAAATCGTCCATGCCAGGTTACTTCCAACAAGCGCAATGATCAAAACCAAAATCAGAATGAAACTTCTCTTGTTTGCCCGTTCAAGTCTTTCCATATCCGCTTCATGCGTAAAATACGGAATTTGAACCATTCCTTTTTCGTCTGCCATAATTGTTTTCTCCTTTTCTTTTTTAATGAAAAGCCGATAAGAGTTTATGCTTATCATTCGTCTGCTTTTCAATTATGGCATTTCGCCTACTTCTCACAAATCTTTTCGATAATGTTTTCCGGCTCTTCTTTCTTTCCGATTCCGTCCTTAATATCTTCGCCTTTTTTCTCAACAGTTCCCCGGATTCTCTCAACCAATGGCATAAGAAAAGGCGGCATTGGTACTCCAATGTCATTCAAGTTTTCAAGGATGGAAATGATCTCGTTCAGGACAAGCCAACACGCTACGATACATCCAACGATAAAAGGCAACTTAACTGGAATGCTTAGGCTGTTAAACATATACTGCAACATAAAGTCAACAAATACACCAACTAAAATAAGCAGATACATGAAAACCTTTTTCGCAATTCCAATGATGCCCTTATAACTTGAAACTTGCTCTTTTCTGACGCAAGCTGCCGTGATTCCCGTGATATAATCAATGACGTTGCATCCGACAAGAATATACACGGGAACGGCTAAAGTTCCAAGCCAACTTGTTACAACGGCAAAGAACGATATAAGCCCAATTTTTATTTTTTCCATCAGAAATACCTCTCTTTAACCAATTATAACAAGTTATGCTCAATATTGCAAGTCTTAATTTATGCCTTGTAAGTCAGTTCAATTTTGCAAGATATGCCTTGAACTCAGTTAAAGAACACTTTAACTAAGACCTAATGATTTCATAAAATCTTCATACTCTGCATAAGGTACTTGCAAGAATGTGAATTTACCACCACACTCACAAGTTTTATGTGGCTCATACTCGATTGCCCATGAAGAATCTGGATTGACTTTAGATGGTTTCTGCGGTGTTCCACATTTGTCACACTTTCTTAAAAGTGCGGTTTTAGGTTTTCTTCCCATGCTTCTCCTTTAAAAGAAAGAAGCCGATGCGAGTAGCACCGACCCCCTTACTTACTAATATTCATTCGACAAAGTATATATCGGCATTTTATTAAATTTGTTTAGTCGTTATGAATACTTTAACTTATTCCTTATACGTCAGTTCAATCACGCACCCCTCGTCCTCGACCCAGACGGTGTTCGCGCCCTTAAGGAGCTGAACTTGCTCTGGAGTGAGTTGGATGATGATGGGAGTGGCGAGAATGTAAGCTATTTCTATGTCTTCAGCAAAAGATTGTACTTGTTCAAGCGTTGTATTCTTAAAGCCAAAAATATAAGAGTTTCTTCCCATCCATCTTCCTCGGATATAAACTCCACCTCCTGAGATCCTTGCAACGCTACAAATCAAACCTTCTGCACTTGTATCATAAGTTTTCCTATCACTAAAATTTTGACTATATACTACGTCACATGATGTAGTATCACTTGGCACAATCCATTTTTCTGGATCATTTAACATTCTTTTTACAGTATCCACCGTCAGCTCACCCGTCTCCACATTAAGTGTGCCGCCGTAGACGTCCTCACCAAATGAAATGGTGATTTCATCTTGTACCACACTTTCTCCGTCAGCGACCTTAATCACCGCGCCGCTTCTGCCTGTGATGGGTCTGATATTATCTGGCGATGGGTATCCGCTACCACTCTGAACGGGAGTAAAGGTGAGTTTGGTGGAGAGGGCGGTTTGGGCTTTCTTAGTGACAAAGGATAGCGGATTGCCGAGAATGGTGACGATCTTCTCAGCAGCTCCCCTTAACTTCTGTGCGAACAAAATGTCAAACATGGACGCGCCGGGCTTTACTGTTCCAGGTTTTGCCGTAAATAAAACATCAAAGAGGTTCATAATATGCCTCCTTATCTCATATCATCGTCCGTGGAAATATCTTCATTAGTCTCCATTGGTTCAATTTCTTGCGTCTGTTGAACAGGACGTAATTGCAAATTATGGCGAGAAAGATTCAAAGTGCTTGCAGAAGGTTCATCTTCTTCGCCTTGCAATACCCATGATCCCGTACTTTGCAATACATAAAATTTCCCGGTTTCAATGCAAAGACAAATACTTCCTTGCGCAAGGCTCCAATCAATCGAAAATTGCTCCAAATTATCAAGATCAGTTGCAAAATCAGCAAAAATATCATTTCTTACGCCTGTTTTAATGTTTGATCCACCAATCATTTTAATTACCTCCTCGTTTTTGAAAAATACTTTTCAGTTTCAGTATAACTTATGTTTCTTTGTATGTAAAGTAAGATTAGTTAGTTGTTTTTGTGTATTTTATTGTAAAGTACCACACTCTGTCAACATCCGCCCCAAAGTGATTAGTACCATCCGTTGCATATATGTAAGTATCATTTACTCTAAATGCAACAAGTGGGGAAATGCCGGAATACAATACGTCTTTTGCAACCACTCCTAGTTTTGGACAACATATGTCTAAATCGACACATTCTCCCATGGTTATAACGTTATGTGCAATTTGTGTATGCACGTCGTTATCATAGCCAATCATAACGTTGCTCAATCTAATGGTCTTTTCATATAGCGTACTTCCGTCCGTCCATATTCCTATGATGTGTTCATCAGTTGAGTAATAGTGCTGACCGCCAAATTTTATGCCGTAAACCTTATGAAGGGTTGGAGTAACTGAATTGCTTGTCCTAGTAGCAACGGTCTTAATTGTGACATTATCATCAAAACCAAAACACAAACGCCTGTTATCATTAGCGACGGAAGCTGACATAACAAAAGCCCAACTTACCAAGTCTGTTCCAACCGTTGCACGAGTGTAGAAGTCCTGTCTTGGAATAAACATATTTTGTGTTTGCTCTGCAATTCCGTTTTCTGATACGTACAGGTATGCGTTTACAATAACAGCATCATAATCATCTATGCTTTTGTCAAGAATGTATGTTTCGTTTACGTTCGCATTACCGCTGACGTACGTAACGTTTGTATTCTCAAACAACAGATCACAAACATAATTACTTCCACCACCAGAAGTTGCATTTACCCATTTGCTTGTTGCTCCGTCATATTTCAAAACTTCTCCGTCAGTCGGAGAAACTATATTTGTGTCGCTTAAATCAGATAATGCACTTGCCCCTCCGCCACCACCAGATGCGGAAATGGTAATAGTTCCGTCTTGATTTTGCGTTAGCGTGATATTCGTGCCAGCCACAAGAACTGATGACTTGTTGTCGTTTAGCCAATTCAGCAGTTCCGTTACCCTAAGTGTCCATTTATCCTGTTTATTTCCAACACTAATAATGTCAGCCATTATTCTAATTCCTCGCCCGTGATGGTGTACGTAACCTTCATCGTCTTGTCGCTCGTCTTTACTACAGGCGTAGACAATACGTTTTTGGTTGCCAAATAATTGAACTGCGTAAACGTATTGATTGCACAATCCCCGGAAATCAGTTCAAGGGAAGTCGTACTTGTGGTGTTTAAAACGCTTCCACTCGTGACGGACAATCCAAATACTAACTGTTTATTGCTATAAGGCGGCACGATAATACAGTTGTCCTCAGACGAAGAGCTTTGCGTACTAAGAGTTTGCGACCACGGACGGAATAAAATGCTATCGTCCAAAAGGTTGACCATAATTTCTCGTCTTGAGTTTGATGAACTTGTGAATTGCACGGCACCAGGCATATACAAAACATTATTGAGAATGTATGCACCGTCATTCTGACCTGACACACTATTTACGCTTGATGCAATTTGTATTGTGGAGAATCCGCTTCCTCCACCCCTTGTGTGCTTATAAACAACGGAATAATTAGAAGAACCATAAGCATATATTCCATTTGCCGTAATAGCAACGGAATTAAGATATATGGTAATGTTATTAGGCACGGTGACGGAATCATAATTCATCGTCAACGTCTTTGACTCCATGTCAAACCGATGGACGGTCAGCGTAAAATTGCTCGCGGATAAGGTTTCTCTTGAATAGCCCCAGATATACAAAGCTTTTTCATCCGTGTTGTAAAAATGGTAATAATACGCGCTTGAGAAGTTTCCTGCATATGTCTCCACGGTGGCTGGCTGAATGGCTCTTGCAGACCTAAAGAGGTCAAAGTTCTCAGGACTCATCTTGTGAGAAAGAATCCGAAGCTCTGCACCTTGAACGGAATACATATATTTTAAGTCATTTTCACTATCAATGCAGAAATCAAGATAAGAGCCATTAAGAGGTACGCAACCTCTGTAAATGGATGGCGTGTATCTTCCATATCGTGACCCGTCAATAATGTTACCAAGTCCAAGCCAACCATAGATGTAACCAAAGGGCATATCAGTTCCCATTTGTCCAGAGTAACCATATCCAACCTTGCCACCAATCCTGTTTGTAAGGCAAGCCGTTGCAATAGTACCATTTGCTTGAGAAGTTTGGAAATCCCAAACCCATGACCGCATAAGCGTGTCAGATTGGCTTTCTGCGCTATTGTAAGCACCCATGATAGGTACATTCGCGTCAATGTTTGTGTAGTCGGTAGCTCCGCACCCCGTAAGCTTTGCAGACGCAGGAGCCCATATGTTATCTTCGTCCGCATCAAGTGCCGTGCTAAAAAGTAGCAAGCCAGATACCAAATTAAGATGGTTATTCAAGATTCTTGTCAAACCATTGGATCGTAAATTTTGATTGCTTGAAGTATAATTATGCTTTAATGCAAAGTTTACCATTTGGTCAATGGCAGAGGTAAACATATTACTCTCTTCAATGCGCTCTTTCAGTTTCCCGGTTAATCCGTCAAACAGTTCAATTTTTGTACGACCGTGGACTTTGCAAAGAATGCTGTTTTTCGGCCTGCTCAAGTCCATCAGTTTAATTTTTTCATTAATCATTTGGCACCTCCGTTAATACAAAGCTTACTTCTTCCTCAATTCCAAATACGTTTACGCCATTTACGACTGTCATTTCCATTAACTCAAATTCATCTTCTGCCATAATTGGAATGGGAGTTTGCAAATCAACCGTTATGGCTTCATCAATTCCAACAACAGAAAGTTCAGAAGCATCTGTTACGTCACCAATCGGAATTGCTTGCCTGATTTCCAGCCTTCCGTCCCAAGTGTCTTGAACAAGTCCTTGACCAGACAATACAATCAAAGCGTTTCCTATTTCTACCGTTGCGCTTCCGCCGTCTGCAACAAGTCTGATTTCAAAAGAGTGAGAAAGAACGTCCTCAATATACAAAAGGTAAAACAATTTAAGAATGTGTTTCCCGTCCGTGTAAGTTTCTATTGGTTGCCGTGTGTCAATCAAAGACTCATCATAGTAATATCTTGCTTTAAGCACCAAATCGTTATATTCTATGCCGTCTACTGTTGTTTCACAGTCAAGCAATATCTCAATATTTATCATGACTTGCGTTTCCTTAGTCACAAGAAACCTTGTCCTGGCTATTGAAACCTCGTCACCGTCTGAAACTACTACTTTCGCTGCGTTTGTTACTGATACGTAATTAAGTGAATAATCTTCCAGCTCTCCAACTATTTCACTTATTTTTTCTACGATAGTTTCAACTTTTGATTGTAAGTCAGTAATAAACACCCTCTGAAATTCGTCACCTTCTGCGGAATAACTGTCTCTTAGATTTTGCAATCCGCTCAAAGTTCTTGACAAAACAAAAAACACCAACGTTTTGTATACGGGATTTCCTTCAGTAGAATTGTCATAATCGTAAGCTTGATATGACACTACGTCTTTTCCTACTTCAATCCATGGCAATCCGTTATTATCAGACTTAAAAGGAACGTAATAAAACCCCTCTACGTTTGGATATATGTTTTCCGCAATCTCTAAAACTGTTTCTTCGTCAAGATTTAACGTAAACATATTCCCTTGAATAATGTAGTTGTTGTCTCCTTCTCCATAAGAAACGCCCTCATCTTGATCTGTTTGTCTTATGGTTAATTTATCAACTGGGTTTACAACGTATTCCTGATAATCAAGGGTTTTTTGAAATTCAAATGCTTCCGTAACTTCTGCCGCTTCGCTTTTTGGCGCAAGACGATATTCAAATTTATTTTCCCGGTTTACAATTCCAAATACGCCATTTATCTGACATATTGACATTATTGCATCCAATGCTTTCATGGTATTTGGACTGTATTGTTTTTCGATTGAAACACCATCGTTTGGCAAAGAAACTGGTTCTTGCTGAAATCCTAAATAATTAAATAATTGGTTTCTAAAACGTCCTATGGTAGTAGGAAATTCAATGGATTTATACCAATCAGCAATGTCAATGTTGCCGATTGTATATAATTCATCATAGCATTTCAAGGTTTTGTGTGACTTGTCAGCCGAAATGGAAACATCATCAACAATTCCGTGAAATAAAGGTATTTCTTCCGTGTTTCCGCTAGATATGTATACAAATATTCTTTCATTTTTAAGGCTTTCAGAAACTTTATGAACCGTAATCTTAAATGATGATGATATGCACCCAACAAATTCAATGCTTTCACTTTCGGACAGGCTTTCAACAAGCTCCATTGATTCATAATCAATTTGACCCGTTCCAATCGTTAAGTCTAGGTCAGGAAAATAAATTCTAACCTCTTTTTGTATGGAATTTTCTCTGTATGCGTTTTTGGTAGCTTCGCTTACGTTCATGTTTTAATATCCTATAAATGCCAATCTAATTGAATTGTATTGTAACTTGTTGAGGTCTTTGTTGTATCTGTATATTGATGGTTGAATGTCCGGCATATACATATCTTGAGTCACGTAATCGTCAATTTCTGGAATGTAAAGAGTAACGCTTGCCTTTCTTTCGCTTGCTTTTGTGTAATTTGCTTGAATGTTTCCCATCAGCGTAGCAAATTCATCGTTTGTAAGCATTGCCGGAGTTTCAAATTCACATTTATTAGGTCTGTGTTCCAAGGCATTTCTTTGAAGTATTCCATATCCGTCTCTGTATGAATCCAAATCCGTTATGCTCATAAATACCTTATAACTGTTAAACTTAATGTATTTATACGGTATCGTGTAATCACCGACTTTTACCAAATATCCCTGAAATGCCATCTCTACCTCCAATATATCATACATAAAAGAAAATCACCACAAGTTTTTACGCCTGTGGTGATTTAATTAAAATTGATATGCTTGTCTGCCGTGGTTTCTTATGGAATAATCTTGTGCGTATTCCCTTGCAGCCTTTCCTATCTGATTTGTTGATATTCCAAATTCCTTGTTGAGTATTCCAACAAGATAGTTGTTTTGTTGTCTTAAAAGTTCCATTTCCTCTGCGGAAGTTTGATAAATTGCGTCTGCTATTCCCGTAATCTCGTTTCCGCTTACAACGCCAGTTCTTCCATTTACGTTGCCTAACCATTCTGTTTGACCGTAAGTTTCTCCCGCAACAAACAAAGAGCCTTGATCGGGAAAACCACCAGCTTCAAACCTAGGAAGTTCTACGTGACTAATAAGGGTCATTCCACGCCAATCTTTTCCTATGATGTCACCAGCCCATTCAACAATATTGCTGAATCCTTTTATAAACCAGTTTACGGCATCAATCATTCCGTTTATAACGCCCTCAAACAAGCCTACGATAAAATTACCTACGCCTTTGAATCCAATCTTTATTCCATCCCAAAGCCATTCAAATACGCTGGAAATAGGTTGAATAACCCATTTGTCAAACCATCCTGATAATCCTACCCATAACTCTACTGCAAAATCATAAGCATCCTTAAAGAATTGAGAAATATCACTCCACGCTTTTCCAAATGCATCCGAAACAGGTTGAATAACCCATTTGTTAAACCACTCCGAAACAATTTCCCAAACCGCAACAATGCCATCCCAAGCCCATTTTGCGGCACCAGAAATGCCGTCCCACAACCAAGCAAAAAATTCTCCAAGTGGCTTAATTACCGTATTGTTAAACCACGTGGAAGCAACTTTCCATATAGCCTGAATAATAATCCAACATCCTTCAAAGAAAGCGATTATGTTTGTAACTGCTGGTCTAAAGAAGTCCACTATAGGCTTTATTACGTTGTCATTAAACCATGTTGCGGCAAGCCCCCAAACTAATTTTATTCCTTCCCATAAATCAGAAAAATATCCGGCTACTGGCTGAATCACGTTTTCATTTATGGCATTAAACAAATCAGAAAACATTTGACCAAAAGCTATCCAAATATCACCATTTTTAATGCCATTCCACAACTCTTGCGCAATTTCAAAACCAGTCATTTTAGGAGCTTTTTTACCCATGAGAAGTTTGCCTAGTTTTGTGCCAAGGCCAAAACCGCTGATTGCAGCCGCAATACCGCTAACAAGAGCAGTTCCAATCGTAAGACCAATTTCAGTTGCCGTTCCTGCGCCAAAAATTGTTTTAAGGCTTGTAGTAAAAAGTCCTTTTGCACCACCTAAAGACTTTAACGCGCCGCCTAAGTTTAATCCTGATATGCCTTTAGACAACGCTAAACCTAAAGACTTTAACGCACCGCCACCTAAAATCCATCCTCCCACGTTTTTGATTGTAATTGCGCCAATCCACAAAGCAATAGTGCTTAATTTAATATTGGATAGCCAATCTATCATATCCTGGAACACGTCGCCCCACTCAATGTTTTTTACGGCGTTTTTAATCGCTGTCCATATGCCATCTGCAATCTTGTTTTGCGCATTTGCTAATTTTCCACCATCTAGCTCATCAAAAAAGCTTGTAATGCTTTCTCCAATAGATACTCCCCATTTTTCCCAGTCAGCATCTTCAGCAAAAGAAGTAATCGAAGACGTCACGGTCATAATGGTTCCGGCTATTGTTTTTCCAAGTTTTGCAAACGTTTCCGGCTGAATAAGGCCATTAAGAAAATCTGCAAGCCCTCTTCCAAAATTACGAGCCTTTTCATAAATTTCGTCCCAACTATCAGGCAACAATCTTTTAAGTGCGTCAGAAAATCTTTTGCCTAAATCGTACAAATTCTTAATGTCGCTTTCAAAAGGAACAAAGTCTATTCCACCGGGTTTAATAATGTTTGTTCCGCCAAAACCAACTCCTCCGGCGTCACTTGATCCGCTGCCATTATCCTTAGTTGTTAAATTGTTTAATTCGTCAATGCCAAGCAACTGTTGCTTAAATTTTTTAGCTGAATCAGTAGCATCATCGTAAGCATCTGCGATTCCTTCTACATCTTCTACTACGCCGCCGCTTGTATCTACAATCATTTGCCATCCAAATATTTGTCCAAGAGCATTTACAACTCTTTGTACGGCATAAATGATTGAATCCATGTACTTATTGATTGTCACAACTGCTGGTCTAAGCCATGCGATAAATCCAGTACCAATGACTTGACCCAAACGCTCAAAATTTTGTCCAAGAATACGTATCTGGTTAGCCCAAGTAATGCTTGTTTTTGCAAAATCTCCTTGTGCCGCGCTTGTATTGGCAAGCACATATTGATAACGCAATAACGTTTTTTCTTGTTGCGACATTTTCTTGACATTAACATCAAGTCCATTATTTAACGCCCAGGTTTGCAAAGTTGCGTTCGTGATATCCAATCCATAGGTTCTTAATGGACGTGTTGACCCGGTAAATATGCTTTCAAGGTCTTTTGCTACGTCTTCTTGCGATACATTGTAAAATGAAGCAATATCAGCAGTAAGTTTAGTTATATTCAGGGAAACGTCTGCCATGCTATTTGCAAGATCGTTATATCCCCTTGCCGCAAGTTCAGGATTGATTGCGTTAAGCTGTTTTTGCGCTTTATCTATGGAACTAGCCGTAATTCCCATGGCAGTTCCCATAGCCTGAAATCTTGAAGCATACTTTTTGGCAGACAATTCGCTAAGTCCAAAACTGGTAATGGAAGTTTTTGCGAAATCTTCCACTTTATCTGCCATTGTGCCGAATGTAGAGTCAACCACATTTTGTACTTCTTTAAGGTCTGACGAAATGTCAATGGATTTTCTGATCGCTCCAAACGCCCTAAAAAGTAAAAAGTATGTAGCATAAATTTTACCTATTGCGCTTGCAAGACTAAATACTTTTTTTTGCGTTCTTTTTGCAGTATTCCCAAGAAGTAGCATCCCTTTAGACGCGCTTCTGGCACTATTTCCAACTCTATTTGCGTTCGCTAAGAATTGTGCTAAAGCATTTGCAAGGTCAATTACATTTCTGCTTATTTTAGGTGCAGTCGATAAAGTGACAATTAAATTCCTAAATGCCGTAGCAAGTTGCGGAATAGAAGTAATTGCAGTTTGCGCAGTTTTTCTTCCAAATACGGATAGGCTTTGTGCAAGTTCAGAAAGACCCTTTACGTTTACGTTTAATCCCTGAAATTGTTTTAATCCGCTTGCTAAATTGCCTATTGAATTAGAAGCCTGGACAATCGTTTTGCTTCCAAGACTTCTAAGAGAAGTAACAAACTGATCTATTCCTTCAAGACTAGGTAAAGTGACTCCTTGAAATTGCTTAATTCCTTCCGCAATTTTTCCAAGAGATTCACCGGCTTTCACTACATTACCGCCGCCTAACTTTGCGACATTGGTAAGTAGCGAATTTATGTTTCCAAAATCCATTGTATTTCCGTTTAACGCCGCAATGCCTTGTTCCAGATTTCCAAAAAACTCCCTTATGGTTGCCCCATTTGTCAGATTTTTTGTTGCGCTTGCCAATGTTCTTATGCCACTTGCAATATTTTTCAAGTTTTCAGAATTGGTCTGATCGGCAACGGTTTTAATTGCATTCATGGACTCAACCATGTTTTCTGCGTTTGCCACAAAACTTTCGCTGTTTACAAGTCCAATGGCTTCTCTTAAAGAACCTAATTTAGAAATCAATTTCTCTATGGATTGATTAGCCCCGGAAGTGTTTGCGGTAAAATTAAATTGCAACGCATCCAGTTCAGTTGCCATGTTCCCACCTACCTTTCATAAATTTATTCAAAATAAAAAAGGGCGATAGTTTTTATCCTACCGCCCACTAAATTTAGCAGATGGGAGTCCTTTTGCTTTTTCAGCTTTAATCCACATTTCTTCTGCCATAATTGCCTTTTGTATTTCTTTGTTTAGTTCTTCTTCTGTCATATCTTCAATGTCTTTTTTAAATTCTTTAGCCAAAAGTGGCTTATCGAGATATTCCATTGGCTTGTGTTTGTGTTTCGTATCAAATCCCAACGAAAAATTGTGCAATGCTGTTGTCAACGCCTTAAAAGTGTAGCAACTTGCAATATACATTTGTTCGTCTTGCATTTTGACTTTTAATTTATATGCTTCATCGTAAAAATAAAGCTTATTAAGCGTCAAATGCATTATCTCATTGTAAGAAAGTCCAATCGCAATGTATCTCGGAAGTATTTCTATGTAAATCAGTTGTTTCCAACCTTTGATTTCCTTTTGTGGTCTTGTGGCTTCTTGATTTCCTTTTCCGCTGTTTCGCTGGCGTTTTTCACCATCTTGTCTACGCCAATCTTCTCGAAAAAATGATCTTTGCTCATCTCTCCAATCATCTCATTCATAATGTCGTAAAGAGTAAGACCTTCATTTTCCTTCATGTATGCAACAAGAAGTCTCTTTGCTTCGTGAATGGACAAAACAGTTCTGTCACCAAATTCTCCATGATGTTCCATAAGTCCGGCATAAAAAAGCGTTAATGCCTTTTGCGGAACGTCAGAAACATTCTTTGTAAAAGCATCAGCCATAATGGAGGTTTTTTCTTTTGCACTCAAATTTTCATCGTTTACTTCTGCTTCAGTAACTCCGGCAGAAACCATCAAATCCATTACTTTTTCGGTGCATTCATTGTAAAGCGTTGCTTCAATCGAAAACTCGATTGTATACTCTTTTCTGTCAATCGTAATTCTCTTCATATTATTTTTCCTTCCCCTGAATAGAATTTTAAGGGAAGGGCAGCCCGAAAGCCGCCCTCTCCGTTTTACTACTGTTTTCTTAAAAATTCTTCAATGATGTCAGCCTTCAGCGTTTTGGTGATTTCGATTCCCATATCCTCTGCAAACTGCTCAATCTGTGCGATTGTCATTGAATTTAATTGTTTGGCGGTATAAGGTTCAAAAGGAACCTCTTCGTCATATTCTTCGATAACAGGACGCTTTTGTTTGTTATTACCGCCAAGCAACTCTTGAATTCTTTCTTCTGACACGACAAGACCATCTCTGGGATATTCGCTACCAGTTTTATACAGATGGTTATTATCTTGCAAGTCGTTAAAGTTCATTATTGCCCTGTATCTTTTCATACCTTACGCCCCCGCCGTTACAGTTACCGCGCAAGTATCGGTATAATCGTCACCATCAACGGTAATCGTTGCGGTAATTGTTGCGTTTCCAGCCGCCTTTGCCGTAATAACGCCAGCAGATACAGTAGCAATAGAAGTATCGTCAGAAGTCCAAGTAACCTCCTCATCCGCCGGAGTAGTTTGTGCGATAATCGTTGCAATATCATTTACGTTAAGAGCCAAGTTAGACTTGTTCAAAACGATATCAGGCGTAATGGAACCAGCAGATACGGTAAACGTACCATCTCCGTTGTCGATAACGTTAAGATCGTCCGTAACCTTAACAGCCGCCGTATTGGGAATAACAGTTGCGGTCATCTCAAGAATTTCGTCTACGCCGCCAACATCGTTAGGAGTAGCGGTAACTTGACCGACATACGCATACTTTGCAACCTCTCCAATTCCCTGAGTGCCATAAAGATGAATAATGTCAACCTTTGTTCCCGCAAGGCTATCAAGATTGTCAAGATACATCTTCTCAAGATTTCCAGTAATCTCGCGGCTATCTGCCGTCTTGATTCCTTGTTCAAACGTCTGCTGATCGTCCTCTAACGTTGTACTTTCTACGGTATTGGGCGCAGACACGGGAGAAGGGATTGACTTTGCCCTAACTAAAAGGCGATACGTTCCAACCCAGTTATTATCCGTAGTGTGCGGCTTAAAAATAACACGTGCCAAATAAGATGTAGATGCCATTTTTATTCGTTCCTTTCTATGTCATTTTTTGTTACTAATTTCCTAAACCGGGCAATGCAATAAGAAATCTTATCGTTTGTTTGCGGATCAGGAAACATGGTTACGTTCCAACGCAAACTCTTCATAAAAGAGATTGCCGTAGTCATAATTTTGTTTGCTTCATCTTCTGATTTATTGGAAAATACCTGGATTTCGATTGTAGCCAACACGGAATTGACTTCATCATTCTCTAGGTCTTGACCTTGCTCAATAGGCGTTAGATTGTGCAAGTAAAGCGTAGGAAATTCTGACGGCGTTGTGCTTTCACTCTTTGTTGTGCAATTCAACTTAGGATATGGCGCACTTAATTTATCTTTCATGACGTACTGTATGTATGTAAGTACCGTACTTTCAATTTGAGAAAACCAAGTGTTAGCCATTTCCAAAAACCTCTCTTGCCATCGCGTTTATTTCATAAATCATAGCCATAAGCGCGCTATACATCGGATGCGTAGGACGTTCGCCAATGCTATGGTGTGTTACGCCATTTTCGTCCGTCCAACTCCATCCGTTAGGATCAAAAGCGTGTCTCTGCTCTGGGAAAGTGCCTTGTCCTACTTCTCCGTCAACAGACGGAAAATAGACTTTAGCTAACCATCCAGAACCAAATTCACTCATAAGCAATGGAGATACTTCCGCACTCACTAACTGACCGCCACGATACCATTGACTTATAATTTTCTTTGAATCGGCAGCAATCAAAAGACCTGTGCAACCAAATTCATTTGAATCTATTTCTTTATAAAAAAATATATATTGTCCATAAGCACCGCTATTGTCTTTTGCCGTGTTTATTCCAATATCCAAAAGCTTAGATACAAACAACTCTGTTTTTGCAATAAGGTTTTTTTTGTACTGTTCAAGTTGCTCAATGGCTTTGTTTAGCGATCCTTTAGTTGTTATGGATATGTTTATTCGCTTCATTGAGTTTTAACGTTCTCCGTCAAAATACACTTCCAAAAATGCTTTCCTGCGTCCAAAACGCCAAGGACAACGTAATCTGCGCTTTCCACGTCAACAACACCTTCAACATAGTTAGGCTCCGTATTTTTCCATACCAAAGTTCCCGTCTTAAACGGAAATTCGTCTTTTCGATACGTCATTTTTGCATTGCCTAATTTCTCACTTCCAAAAGCGCGCATTTCATCTTCTGTCAGTTCCCCAGAAATAGAATTAAAAAATTCCACGGGTTCACTATAAGTAATTATTGGTTCACCAGTTGTTCTGGGAACATATTCACCACCTATAATGTCATAAATGATATTTCCTTCATCGTCTCTGACATAGGTTTTTTGCTTGCCTTCATATAGTGAGTAAAACATACGTTGTCTAACTCTTCTTGCTGTTCTCATGGTATCACCGCCAATGGAATAATCTGCGCAAACATTTTTTCTCTGTCAACGTAATGAATGTTATTTCCGTCACCAGAATATGAAGTCTGTCCTTCTGCTCCTGATTGATTGTAGTCATACAAAGCAAGATTTCTGATGCTCGAATAATATTTATTCAAATCATCTTCAATCATTTCATCCGTATAACTCTTAGGATATTTTCTTGCCGCCATAACTTCCATAACGGCATTGTTGACCTTAGAGGTTAAAAGCGGTAAATTAAACAAATCACCGTCAGTAACCATCAATTCAGTTGTTAAGTCGGTAATAATTTCCGCTTTTATCTCCGCAATCGTCATGTTATAACCCCATCTTTTCAATCAAGATACTTTTTAACTCCGCGCCGGATATGTCATCGGCGTTTTCAATTCCTTGTTCAGTCGCAAGCTTTCTAATGTCTGCAACCTTCATAGAGTTAATGTCCGTTTTTGTGTAAAACTTTTCGGGTTTCGACTCGATCTTAGGTTGATCCTTAGTTTTTTCACTCGCAATAGTTTTTTTGTTAGCAAGGACGGTCTTTTGAACCGCCCTCACTCTGTTGTTGTGTCTTGTCATCATTCCCATATGCTACTCCGTTTCCAGCACAAGGTCTGCCAAGGAATACTCAGTTCTCTCTACTTGTTCAGGCGTTGTGATTTCAACGACAAACTTTTGCTCATTGTCTCTAATCTTAAATACGCCATTCTTGTCAGGATCGTTAATGATCTCAACAAGACCAGTGCCAGCAGAAGGATCAAGACCAACCTTAACGCTTGTAGCTTTTGGATCAATATTGCTAAACTTCAATGCAAGAAAATTTCCATCTCCGGCTAAAGGCCCAGACTGTGCCAGACCACCTTCAATAAATTTCAAGGTTCCCGTAATGGCATTTTTAGTAACCACTACATCTTCTTGCATATCAGATACAGGCGTGCCGAATAGAACCGTGTCTCCGTCCTCGGCTTCTACGGTGACACTCATGAGAAAGACAGTTTGATCAGCTTGCTTGTATCGTATACGTAAGGTGCAAACAACTTACTACCGATAATGTAGTTAAGCTGTGCGATCTTGTCACGATCAAACTCTACAAGAGTATTTCTCTTCATGTAGATTGCAAGTGCATTAGGCTTTACGATGAATGCCTGTGCGCCAACGGAAACCTTCTCATAGTAAGTTGCAATATCCTCTACGTCAGGATCTGCAACAACCGTATAAACGCCGTTTACAAGAACATAGTAGGTCTTTGCAACGTCGATAGAGGTATCTGTGGTCTTTTCATACTCATCATGAGCATTCAGACGATTTGCAGTAACTACCTGGCATCCATGAACCATACCAATGGTTCCACGAATAATTGCCTGTGCGCCCATCTCGGTATTAGGAATCCAAGAGTTAGACTTGCGAAGTCTCGCGTAGAATGCAGGAGGAATAACGATAACCTTTTCACCGTCAATATCCTCTCCAAACAGCGTAAGCGCATCTGCGATTTCGTCAGCAGGATCACCGCTTGCCGCAATGGTATCGGTAAGAGTTGCCTGATTTCTCATTGCTTGAAGAAGCTGATTCTCAACACCGCTGTTCATTGCGGTGAGAATCTGCGTTCCAGCTTCGCCGGAAACGTCACCAGCTGAGGAAAGAATTGCCTCATCTGTAATCTCTACGGCCTTACCAATCTTTGCAACCTTTACCTTCGTGGTGCTTGCGGAAAGTCTTGCAATGGGAATGTCCTGACCCTCACCTACGAAAGTCGCGTCTCCAATATAGCTATAGGAAGGAAGCGTAATTTCGTCTCCGGGTCTGCCAACAAGGTCATTTCTAACCGTTGCCAGCGGAGAAAGCCTGATTGCGTTTACGAGTTTCTTGTCAATGAAATTTGCCAATACTTCGGGATCAACAAGATTGGCTAACATGGTGGTAACATCTGTAGCTGCCATATTTTTTCCTTTCTTCCTCTTTTTTGAGGATTTACAATGCCATCAAGCGGTCATATTCCGCTGGATTTTCTCTTTTGAGTTTCGTCAATTCGACTGGACTCATTGCATCAAACTGTTCTTTTGTGTAGGTCTTGCCAGAAGAACCTCCAATGTTTACGTTAGGAATTGTCTTGAAGATTTCTGCTTCATATTCCTTTTTCTTTCTTGCATCAACTTCCCGTTGGATTTTTACTTTCCCGTCAAAGTCATCGTCCACTTCTGCGATTGCCATTCTGGAAGCCTCATCTGCATTCCAACCCATAGCAAGATAGGTTTTTTCTACCTTGTTAATCTTGTTCTCGCGTACAATGGCATTCCATTCCTCTTGCCTTTTGGCTTCCGCTTCAGCTTTCTCCATTGAAGCTTTTTCTTGCTCGGAAAGGCTTGCTTGCCACTTCTTCTTATATTCAGCGGCTTCGCTGCTTGCCTTTTCCTGCGCCCTCTTTAGCTTTGCCATTTCAACCATAAGTTCCTGAACGGAAGGTTCCTTTTCTTTCTTCTCTTCCTTCTTTTCATCTTGTGGTTTTTCCACGGGCTTTTCGACGGGCTTTTCGACGGTTTGCTGTGTTCCATCTTTGATTTCTTCTGCCATATTCAATTTCCTTTCTGCGTTTGATTATACTCACTTCCCTGTGAGTTATGTGCGTGTTTTAAGACTTTCCCTAGTCTATTTATGTAAAGCCTTTCGGCTAGTTACTAAAGATATTCCAATGCACATCTGCATCCGGCAATTTCTTTTCCTTCACCTTCTGGATCGCCTGGATATAACAACGCGCTTCCACCAACAATGAAATAATCGTCTATTGGAATGGTTTTCCATTCCATTTCCCGGTGCGTTGCCCTAACTCTATTATCTTTTTGCGTTCTCCACCTTTTTAGCGTAAAACCATCCTCGATAGCTTCTTCTAATTCTTCATATCCAATAATCGAATTGCTTTCATTGGCACCGCCGATTGTTGCACGATCATCAGAAACAAAAAACGAAGCGTCATCTTTAGATAAATGTTCAATGGTTACGTCAAGATATTTTTGCGTAAATTCTTGTATGTAATTCTCCATAAACAAATCAATCTTGACATAGTTTATAATGACGTTTCTAAATTCCATTCTAAAAGCACTTAAAGCAATGTCATAATTCCATGAATTGTTTTCTGCCATTGTATACATCAAAGCAAAAAGAAAAAGCATTGCCTCGCGTAATTGTTTAGCAATACTTTTCCTTTTTTCCTTTCTTTCATCTGAAATCGGCATTACTTCATAAAATTCATCAAGCCATTTGTCCACGTCAGATATTTTGTTGTCATATGGAATCAGATTGTTTAATTCATCAATCATCTGTATTTGTTCCGTCTAAATTAGGAGAATTACCTACTTGATCGCTTTCATCTTGCATGGTTCTTTCAGAATTAGGTGCTTCTTCAGTTGTTTTGTTTGCAAACGCGCTTTCAAGATACTTTTCAATGTAAGGCATGGAATCAATAATCACTTGTTCGTCATCTTCAAACAAATTGATCGCCTTTATCATGTGACCAGGTTCTATTCCATGGCTTACGCCAGTAGCATAAGCGTTAATCTTAATGTTGAGTTCATAACTCTTTGTACGCTTAATGTTAGGCTTTACGTCAACGTATCTTAAATCAAGCAACGGACTATCGGATGGAACGTTTGTGTTCTTTTTGATTGCCATAAGCGCAACCTTGCACTCTTCCATCTTTGCGCTGCTTTGAAGTAATGCTTGTGAAGCCGCGACTTGTTCAGCCGCGCTCCATCCGCTTGCGTCTGCCATTGCAACACCCGTACTTCCGCCGGAATTGTCATTCCTTTGCGGAGTATAGCATCTTTGCAGAATAAGTAATCTTGCGGAAGTGTAGTTTTTCAAAAGTCCGTCATAATTATAGTTAGTTGCAAGCGGTTTGATAAACGGTGTTTTACCATCCCTTGATGTAAAGGTGCTTACCCAATCGTTAGAAACTGGTCTCTTAGGTACTTCTTTTTCCGTTCCGTCCTCTTGCTTTACAATTTCCGTGGGAAAATCAACGTCATTGGTATGCCAAATCATCTGCGTTTCCTGGTCAATGTCATTGCCAATGTCTGAAAGCATAAGATTAAGTCTTTCCATTTCTGGAATTTCTCTTTCAAATACTCCCATTCTGTCCTCGGCTCTTTCCCACTCAATAATGGGAATCATGCCAAGTCGATTTACCACTCCATCTTTGTATGTGCTTCCCCATTCCGTTGTTAATTCGTTCCCGTTGATAACCTTTTCAGCGGAAATCTCATATCTTCTGTACTTTGAAAATGCAGTAAAATACTGATTCCCTTTATTATCTTGACGGAATGTAACGCCAAGCATAACTCTGTGGTCTGAATATACGGACGATCTTACAACAAAAGCATATCTAGGGTCTAATGCTTCATATTGGAAATAACTGTCCCCATCTTCCCATTCCGTCTTAATGTCAATAAAAGTATAACCAATTCCGCAAATCTCAACAAAATGGCCTACTTTCTTTTGCTTTCTTCCAATGTTTTCTGCGGCATAACACTCATTAAAAAGTGCTATTGCCTTTGTCTCTTGTTCTAAATTTCCACCGTCAATAATTCCTCTTTGCACAAAATTTATTGGATTGCTCCAATGAAATCCTTCTTTGAACTCCGTAATCTCATGCGCAATGGGATCAACAGTTTTAACGTCAATATCGGTTCTTGTTTTCTTTTCTCTGCGTAATGGCATTATTCCAGCTTCGATTGCCAAAAGCTTATTACAATCTGAAGCATTGGCGGTGAAATCAGCCATTGCATTTCTGACAACCTCTATTATGTTTTCAGGCGTAATTTCCAACACGTCCGTCCAAATAACTCTTCGTCCTGCTTGCATTTCACCGCTCCGTTTTTTTACATAGTAAAAGGGCGATACGCCTTGTACCGCCCCATATCAAGGAGAAAAACAACAAATAACAATTTTACACTATCTCACAATACAATTATACATTCCCTATCGGTGAACTGTCAATACCTAATCTGCATTATTTTAGTAAATTCTTCCAACGCCCTTTTGTGTGCTTTCTTCACACCGCGATCAGTTATACCAACGTCTTGTGCTATGGCATGAATTGACTTTTTTTCAATATACCTTTTCCTTATTATGTCTTTGTGCTTTCCAGTAAGCATATTTGTTTTAGTTATAATTGTCCGACGTAAATCGGCGTACCTATCCTGTAAAGTGTCGCATTCTTCTTCCAACATGATAATTTTCGCCACAATGTCTGCCATTTTATCTGCACTCATGGAAGTTTGAACGCGCTCTCCATCCATGCAACATGATGGATTGCTTGCCGTAATCCGCAACTGATATATTTGGTCTAATTTATCACTAAGCATTCTGTCAAGCGTTGATAATTGCTCAAGATATTGTTTAGCAGTCATATATTCTCCTTTCTTAAATAGGACTTGACATAATCTTTGCTTTCGTCACTCCACTTCCATTTCTTTCAAATTCGACAAGCCCAGCTAATGAATCCGGCGCGCCATCTTGAAATCTTTTCCCATGCACCATTGTAAAAGAATAAAGATTTTGCATAAACATTCTGTATTGTTTGTCTTGCAATGAAGTATCTAGGAAATAAAGTTGTCTTATGTCTTGCGCATTATCCCAAATTCTCTGTTCCTTGCTTTTTGTTGTTCCAGCCCAACTTGAAGTTATGTTGCAAGGTTCCTTGTATTCTTTGTCTGATTTTATTTCGCTTTCAACTTCATCTTTATAGCCGTCTCCACCTTGATTGCTTTCAAAATGTGCGTTTCTTATTTTATGTTTTTTTATTTTTGATACTACTTGTGGCTTAGTTATATGCTTTTCGGAATTATCATATACAACATCTACCACATATCCATCAATTTCACCTTCTTCATTCTCATAATAATATGCAATCGGCATTGATAAGCAATCTTCACCGCCAAGTGCTACGTCGCAATGTGAAATTACTTTTAACGGTTTTTTGTCTGGCAATTTTCTAAAATATTTCATTTGTTCTGGATTGAATACTGTTCCGTCACGATCAATGGGTTTTTGTTGATATTGAGCGTTCCAACCAGCCATATCATTATTCATTTCAAATTTTGCCCTTGTCGTAATAAAATATTGGGACGAATATCCAACACCATAATCGTATTGGAAATTGCTTTCATCATTTTCGTTAAGTGCCGGAACTCTTATAATATCATAACGCAATCCAGTATCATGTGTCTCTAAAAATTCAAGGTAATTTCCATACAAATCATTTGTAGCCCAAAGAGTTCCGAGACATATCAGTTTACAATTCTCTTTCTTTCTTGAAAGAACATTGTTATCAAAAATAGTCTGTTTCCTTTTCAAAACTTCTTTCGACAGTACGTCTTGCACACCTTCAAGCGGATCATCAATAACAAGCCATCCTGTCGCATCATATTCTCCATTAAGACCGCTTTCAAGACCTTTACCTGACAATGACTTGTATTTCTTTTTCCTGTTTAAGTCAAGTTTATTGTTTTTCGCATCCGTATCTACGATTTTAACCGATGGAAACACATTTGAAAATTTGTACGTTACTGAATCTTCGTATATTTCCTTAACGCCGTCAAGAAATGCACCACCCAACCCCTCTTTATACGTTACGTAAAGATTGGATTTTTCCGTGTCTCTTGCGCAATGCCAAGAAACATCCATTGTAATGTCCCCGGATTTTCCCGTTCTGGGAGGTTGATGCAAAAATAATATGTCTAATTCATCATCTTCAAGTCTTTGTATCGCATTTGAAATTTTAAGAAGCGTCCTTCGCCTAGGCTCATAGAATCTGTCTTGTCTGCGCCTGTCTTTTTCTATGTAAAGCTTATAACTGTCTACTTTAATAGGTGCCTCCAACAAAAGAAGTTCATAGAATTGGTTTATCATCTTCACTTCTTGCTTATTTTTCTGCGCCCATTCTTCAAGAAGCTTAAAATCACCGCCTTGTGTCGATTTATAAATTAGATCGTTTATAAGCTGCTTGCAACGCTCTGAAAGTATTAGTCCGTACTGAATATCTTTTTCATTCAAATAAGCCGTTTTTACGGCTTCTAAGTACGCATCAACGGCTTGTTCATCTATTCCATGTTGTCTTATGTAATTTTCGTAGCTTTCTACTGCCCTTTTAAGTTCCTGTGAAGCCATTTGTTCACCCCACGAAATAATCTAATGTCAAATTGTATTTTGCCATGATCAGCGATTTTGCCATCTGTTCCAACAAAGAATGCTCCATTGTGTCCAAATATTTTCCTTCGTATGTTCCGCTATTCATAAGCCAATTATAACGGCAATGAAGCAACTCATGGACAAGAATTTTCTCCGCACAATACTTCATTACTCTTTCGCCATAAAACTCTTTTTTGAGTATTCGTATAATGCAACTTCTATTCACAAGATCAAATTCATTCTCTCCGCAACAATTTTCTTCTAAAAATTCATCCGGAGAAACCATCTTTGCTTTAATGATCCAATCCGTCAAAAACAGTTTCTCTTGCCACCATTTCAAACATTCCTGTAGTTGTTCTTCGGTTTCAAATTCTTCAATCGGTTTCATTTCCTATTATCCTATCCGCAATCTTTTTAGCTGTTTCTTCGTATTCCCAATTTTTCAATATAATCATACTTTCACGCAATGCTGATTCTATGCTTGCAACAAGAGCATTATATATGAATAAATCTTTTTTATTGCGGTTTTCAAGACTTTACAAGCTTGGTGTACAGTTGTTACGTCAAACCGAAAGTCACATCTGCCTTGCATTTCAATATCCGGCGCACCTATGGTTTCAATAGTAAAACAGGGTACTTCGTCTGTTGATACATGGAAATAAAGAGAACGAACTCTAGGAATTGCTTTTCCATCTATTTCAACGATTGTTCCGTACGGTGTTATTTCTTCGTTTTTGTTTTTTACAGATACTTTAGCCATTTCATATTCCTCCAATGCGGTTAAACTTATAGCAAACTAGCTATGCGGAGGATGCCGGAATTGAACCGACCAATTACTCACCGCCAACGCACCACTTCGATCCCCCAACATAATACAGTTTGCAAAAGCAAAGCTACCAGACGGAATCGAACCGCCAACCCATAGTTTACAAAACTATTGCGCTGCCTGTTGCGCTATGGTAGCGTGGGCAGTTTGCAAAATTGGGAAGTTTTACTTTAATTTGCACTTCATTACGATTCAGCCAAACACCTAGCTGACAACCAATTTTACCATTTTTTATTTTCGTAGGGGTTAATCTGCTCACGCCCTATTATTCGGGATCTACCCGACCTCTAGCGTATGATTGGAATTGCACCAATGCTTCTATCACTACCTTTTGAAAACGCATTTTCTAAGGTGAATGGAATTACCATTGCATACACTACGGAAGAATGACCTACTTGAAAACTTCCAAGACAGATAAACTTCGTCAGGTGAGGTATTGGCCTATAACTACAGTCTATCAATCTTCTTACCTTCTTATCGAAACTTATTAGGTCACTTTTTCCGATGCTTTATTGTTGCTCGTCAGCAAATCCCAAGATTAAGGGAAACCAATAAAGACTTACACGGGTAACACCTAGCCGGGCATTTGAAGCCCGTTTAATCACAGCCGTTTGCCGTACTAGGTTTTGCATGGAGGGCTTAAAATAACAAAGATGGGATTTGAACCCATGACTACGAAATTAAAAGTTTCGTACTCTGCCAACTGAACTATGAGAGCAAATGTTAAATCACAGCAGTTGGAATCGAACCAACATCAAGGGCATTCATGCGCTCTATCCCTTTATGCGCCAAAGCTTTGCCATTAAGCTATGCTGTGCGACGAGGTATTATGTTCACCTCACTCAACATATCCATAAGAGCTTTTTTGATTGATTCATACCTAGGATTGAATCGTTGAGAAATCTATTATTTGTTCTAAAAACTCAACTAGAGCCAACCATCGGACTTGAACCGATATACCATGATTACAGGTCATGAGTCCTACCATTGGACGAGGATGGCATACAACCCTATCTGATCTAATTCCAAAGAATGATAGTTTAGTGGGCTGTGTGCTTCACCGCCTTTCGGGCAAGTTACAAGGTATCCCACCTGTACGACTAACTTATCATGGCGCGCTTTCCATGATTGTTTAGTCTGTAACATAAAACATCGCGCAATGTCTTATGTTATCCGCCTAAACTATCAAAATCCCAAGACAAGGATTTACACCTTGCATGATTGGCTACTCCCTCACTTTTCGTGGAAAAATGTCACCAATCTCGGTCAGCGTCTACCTATTCCGCCACTTGAGATTGCAGTCCTTCCAAAGATTGTCTATCCATCTCATACTTTTCTAGGTACGGGACTTCGACTGTGAACCGTTCTCTGCATCGTGTATTTCATTTCTTACTCAAACCCGACCCCAGGCACCAGGCACAAATAGCCAAGCCACAGGCACCGGGCAAGTGCGCGTATGTACGCCAAACACGCTTTGCGCTTCTGATTCTCTCTCAGAAGTAAGAGAAGTGTTTTTATCCATGTTACGCTTCATGCACAGTCAAATGCCCTGACTGCCGGGCCTCGTTAGTCACTAACGATAATGCCAACCGCTCTGCTTCGATTGGTAAGAGTGTTTTTATGGTGTTATCGCCTCACCATGTTAAATTGCGGAGACAAGATTTGAACTTGTGATCTCTTGGCCATGAACCAAGCGAGAAACCAGACTTCTCTACTCCGCCGTAACCGGGGACTTCTCATAGGTAGAAATCCCCGCTGTTCCCAAGAAACGCCGTTCTGCGGGAACGCTTTAGGCAGCTAACCTCTGATATACTGTTCCCTATCAGACGGGAATGTGCCATTGTGGACACAAACCCCATCGGTGCCATTGAAGCACCTTTAACCAGGACTTATTCCTAATGGGTGAAAGGAGAAATCCGCAAAAGATTTCTCAAGGAGATTGCAATCTCCAACAGGGGTAATTGGAATCGAACCAATGTTGTCAGGGTCAAAGCCTACTGTAATAACCATTATACGATACCCCTTAATTGTCAACCATTTTCGTCATTAGGTTGATTATAATACATATCAGCAACCTCTTTAACAAGGTTATGCTTCAACGCTTCTTCTACTGGAATCGGTTTTGTGTCCATGTAGTGTTCAGCGTATTTGTCCACATATTGTCGAAATTCTTTGTTGTTTTGGTATAACAGCCCTAAATCCATTTAATCATCTCCTTTGGAATTAAGGCTATTATACCATTTTATTAGTAGTTAGTCAATATTCTCAACCACAATTCCGTTCTCAAATTCCTTTGCTACCTTCTCGGCAGACTTTTTATCATCCCAACTTCCCCAATACCATAATTTCCCATCAACAAATCTTGCAACCACATATTGCCTTGGTTCCTTTGAAATGTTTTCTACTTTGACCTTGCATAACATACTCTTTCACCTCTCTTTATTTGTTTTCTGTATTCTTTTCCGTATTGGCATAGCTTTTCGCTGTTTTTTTGGTAATACTCTTTCATAAATCGCAATACTTTCTGTTTGTTTATCTTATAGTATTCCCTCATGTATTCAGCGTTTTTCCTTTTTCGTTCTGAATCTCTTTTTGTTTTTAATTCTTTGTATTTCAGTTTTCGCTCATCATCAGACAATGGTTTGATAAGATTATTAGGTTCAAATTCTCCTAAATCTGATACTTCTCCTACTTCCACGGCCTTAAAGTTGCCTTTCCATTTTCCGTCTTTTATGTGCCTTGCAAAAGTAGTAAGTGGAATACCCAAATAATCAGCCGTAGCTTGTCTCCCGGAAATATCGCATACAACTGGAAATTCATATTCGTCATTTGTTACGATGCTGTATAGTTTTGTTATTGGCATTAGTCACCATCCTTTAGAAAATCTTTAATGTCCATCTGTCCTTGTATTTCTTCATCAACAGGTGGATTCATAAAGTCAAATAAGTTCATCTGTGCCGTTTCACGATCAAGCCGTTCCTTTGCAAGTCTGTAATACTCAGGATCAATCTCAAAACCAACATACTTGTGGTTTGTATTCCTACAAGCGATTAGGCTGCTTGCGCTTCCAACGTGGGTATCAAGAATTATGTCACCGGGCTTTGCGTATTTGTTCAACAGCCATTCATACAGTTTTATGGGTTTCTGCGTTGGATGGAATCTGTTTCCACTAGGGTCTTGTGGTGCGCATTCAAACACCTTTGCATTCTCGTTAAAACTTGTCCAAGCATATTCTGCCATTGCCATTGAAAAGCTGTCTGAAATAGTCAGTTTTCGCCAAACAACAAAGCATCTTGTCGGTGGAAGTTCAAAGTAATTCCCCCCCCAGATAATCTGGTTCCGTGAGACGCGAAAGAGTTCTTCAAAGTATTCTCTTCCGGGGGCAACGTCCCACGTGATGATTTTTTTGAGTATTTCTCTGCCAATGTTCCGCCTGTTCTCGTAATTCTTGTTCTTCTTCCGAAGTCCGAATGTGTAGTGTCGTGTTCTTGTACTTGTCGAAATGGCCTCCGAATCTGTTCCAAGGTTTCCCACCCCCCCAGTACATCAAGGGTTTTCGCGTTCTGATGGTATTTACTGAACCAGCCCTTGCAACCGCCGCTTTCCGTAAATCCTGCTCCGTATGGAGGGTCAACTATGGCAAGATCAAAGTAATTGTCTGGAAATTCCTTCATTCCCTCAAGGCAATCCATCAAATAAAACCCAAAATCAAGCATTTTCTGCATCCTCTCCTTCTTTCAAATACCGATTCTTTTTCTCTTCAAAATGATTGTAAATGTGTTGTCCGTGATTTGTAAGAATAATATTAAGGTCTGTCATCATTCCGTCAAGATTTTCTATTGTTTGTTGTAACCTAACTAATTCTTTTTGCCTTTTCTCTTTTTCTGCCTTATAATGCAAATATAGCTGTGCCACGTCAACATAAAGCGTATTATTGCTCATTCATCTTCTCCTATTCCAAACCAATCTTTTGTTGACAATCAAAATTTCTTCTGCGTCCAATGCTCTGTCAAATTCAATCAATAAGTCTCTTAATCTCATTTTTGAAACCAAAGCATAGGCAGATAAATCGTCAAGGTTATCTTCTGGAATCTGCTTTATTGCTTCCACAAATTCCCTTTGAAGCAGCGTTGCATATCCAGCTCTGCTTCTTCCCGTGTATTCCTCATGCAAAAGTCTCCTGATAAGTTCTGACACAGTAGCCCCTCTTGCATCTGCCAACTTAATGTAAGCATCATATTCATGTTCGTCTACACGGGTCATTATGACTTTGTGTTTTGCATTCGGCTTCTTCGGTCTGCCAACACTATTCTGTCTCTTTTGTTTATCAACAATTACATCGTTTTGTTTACCTATAAGACTTTCAATTTTAATACCGTCTTTTGGATAAAACTTTTCTCTTATTTTTTCTAATTCTTTTTGTTGATAGTTACTCCTCGCCATTATCCGTTATTTCCTCCGCTTGACTTTTTATTCCCCATGATGATTTATAGCCAAGTTCCTTAATGGCTTTATTTGCCTTTTTAGCGGTATTTTCGTCCTCTGCCGTAATCATTATCACTCCGCTTATTAAAGTGGCATTAAAACCCATTTCTGACAGTTTCGTAGCACATTCTTCTTTACTCAATTTCTACTTTATCCAACCTTTCCGACACGCAATCAGCGCATAATTGTTCGTATCCGTATTCGTAAAGATCGTCTACTTCTTCACCGCATTTGTCGCAAATCAATACTGGAACCCTACGCAAGCTACATTCACTACCTCTACATGAATAACCTTCAGTAGCACAATCACAACACTGGTTCTCGTACCTAACCATTATATCCCTCCATTCTTAATGTATTGCATTTCCACGTACTTCCCGTAAGTCATTCCTGATTCTCTTGCAAGTCTCTGAATTTCTTCAATAGACTTTACGTCTTTCTTCTTTTTTCTCTTTCCTTTCTTGTAATTAGTGTTTTCTCTTAATTCTTTATTCCTTGCCATAGTACGCTCCATGCAACCATTTCTATTATTTATGATTGAACATTCCTTGCTACAGCATATTTGATTACTTGTGTTTTGGGTAAATTCTCTACCGCATATTTTGCATATCTTAGTCATCCGCGATCAATCCCCCTTCTGATATAACTTGCAAGCCTTTTGGCTCGCCTGATGATAATTTACCCTGTTTGGATTCACGCACTTACCATCTTCTCGCGTGTCACCATTTCGGACATTAAACGCAAAAAACTTGCATGATCCACATTTATCATCATATTCGCTCTTAACGTTTCTTCTCATTCCTCACTAATCAATCCCCCTTCGCTGTCCTCGTCATCATTCAAATTTTTAAACTTGTCCTTAAAATGTTCGCAGCTCGCTTAACAAGGAACCACGGTCAATACTGATTCTTTGTTTGTGCAAATTCCAGTAGGAACAAGAGACATAGGTCGCATACTATAATACTTACAATTTCCGCATTCACTCATTTTGTTTCCTCCTTTTGTTCATCCAGCTTAATTATTTTGGTATCAAGATATTCTAATAATGACATTCCATTTTCTTTTGCTTCTTTTTCCCATTGGTTCTTCTTTTGCTCTAACAATTCTGTGTTGAAGAGAGCCATATACCAAGGATTATCCATTATTTATCCTCCATTCCACAGTATTCTTTAATAATTTCAATCAAATCGTCCAAGCGAACAATCTTGCTTGCATCAAACTCTTCTATCCCGTACTCCGTTTCAGAGTAGGCCAGTTTATTTATTTTCTCAATTAACCCGTCAACACTTTTTAATGGGCAATACGGGTGCCGACCACAATTTGCGCAGCCACTAAATATCAGTTTGCAACCAAGAATTTCTCGTATACCAATATCATTACAGCATACGCAATTCTTCGGCATTTTCATTTCAGATATGATTACGCCCATTCACTCACCTTCTTTCATCTTTTTGGGAAGAGCATTTGATACCCCTTCGTCAATGCCTGCTCCGTAGCCTGTACGAAACACACAGTTTTTGCAATTTAACTCCGGCTGAACTGATGGCAAGTTGTTAATAATGCTCGGAATAATCTTCGTTACAAACTCATCGAATGCACCTGTGGCGGTTGGATACTCATATTCATATACGCGCAAAATTTCATTGATCGCTCCCTGTCTGTTGATTAAATTATCCTGCATAAAAAGGACACTCTCCTTTCTCTCTTTCCTCACACGGTGCTTGCTGTGGTGTGACAGATGATGCTGAATTGATACATTTAACTGCATCGTCATAGCGGATATAGTGAATATAAGGAACAAGTTTAATTCCATCCTCTGAAACCAAAGGAGTAAGTTCAGGACCAAAATATCCAAAGTCATCATATTTATTTATCGTCTTTAGTAAATCGCTTCTGCTGACGCAATCTTTGCATGGTTCCGCTTTCATGGATTTGATAGCTTCCTCCAAATTTGGTTCACTTTCTTCTAGCTTTGCTCTACAATTACCGCTGATAGCGTCCTCACATTCAATTCCCATAACCTCTAGTTCCGTCTGCCAATGCTTTTTCAGCCATTCTACATTGTATACAACATAGTCTTTGCCGCGCTTTTTAAGTGTACCTTTAGGAAAACGGATGCAATCCTCGCAGGTCTCCGTCTTTATGGCCTTCATAGCTTCTTCCAAAATAGGAATATCGCGTTCATCTACCCAATCTTTGCCATTTTGCTTAATAAGCAAAATAGTATTCTCAAGCTGTTCAATCATTTCTTCTCGTGTCATTTACTCGTCCTCCTGCATCTTCTTAATCTTTTCGGTAACTCTTTCTGCAATCATATCTAATAGATTGTCCATCACTTCTGCACCATCTATTTTTTGTGTAAAATATTCACAATCATCGATTAAATTGCATTCACTTGGTTTTCCTATTCGACAGAATGGACACCTAATTCCGGAACATTCTTTCATTTCTCTCCCTCCTTCATCTTCTTCAAGACTTCCGAAATCTGAGGAAAATGCCTACCTGTCTTTTTAAAGTCAGATATATTCTTCCTTTTACCAACACTTCCATCTCTCCATAATATACTAAATCCTTCTATTTCAGATATGTGTGTGACGATGCCAATTATCTCTGCATACATATTATATACTTCATCTCCAACATGGATTTCTGCATCTTCTTCCTGCTTCTTTTGCTCATACGCACGGATTTTCTCGATGGCTTCGGATGCAGTACATTGGACAAATATCTCGTCATTCGTTACTATCGTAAATACGCCATCATTAAGGACTTTATTGCATTCCTTGTATCCCATTGACACCAATTTACTCGCCGCTTCCCATGCCTCGTTGCGACCTTGTTCAACCAATGCCGCCGCTCGTTCGATGGGTAACTTGCCTTGTTCCTTCCCTGCTTCAACTCCATCTTGATATGTTTCTTCGATCAGTTCTTCTATTTGTGTTGCGATTTGCTCTATTACCTGTTTCTTCATACCGACTGTACGCTGTTCCGTAGTTCCTAAACTCATTCTGCGTCACCTTCCTTCACAAACTTCACCAAGCTGTTGCATCTCATACATCTTGGTTTTCCAGAAAAATCGCAATGCAGTTCCGTTGCCCCATTAGGCTCACCGTCTGCACTAAAGATCAGCGTCTGGTGACACTTCTCCAATATTCCATATTTTTTTACCTGACCACATTTCGGGCAAATAATCTTGTTCAATGTTCTTCACCTTCTTTCCACGGCTCTGGCAACGGCATCCAGGAAAGAATATAATACTCGTCTTGACCTTCATACCAATCATTCCATGTTTCAAAATCAAATGGACTAAACTTATTTGGCGTTCCATGTAATGCTCCAACAAATGCACAATCGACAAAATACTCATATTCCGTTTCCCATGAATATTTCATTTTTCCGGTTACCAAAACAGTTTCATTGTCTATCGGCAATCTGTCCTTGCATGGAATCCACTTTCCAACCTTCTGCTGTTCTCCATTCATTACCCAACCACAAATATCATAAAGTGTGTATTTTGCTCCAAAACTTCCGTTCTCTATTGATTTTTTAGCATCTTCCGGAATATCGATAATAAGTCTCATTCACTCACCTTCTTCCTTTGAATTATATTTTATACAACCGTTTTTGATGATACTATCTACCATCCAGTTGTAACCGCAAAATCCTCTTGATTTCTTTATGATGGTATTTCCAGTTTTGCAATCCACTTTTTCCACAGATACACAAGCCGACCATCCATCATTCCAGTTATACCAAAATGACTTTACAACAACATCTTTTGGAACACTTCTTTCTGCTCTGACAATCGCGTATAAATTATCTTCACCAGACCATTTTCCATTCCATGAACCTATACTTGGCATGGTTAATATAAATGCTATCATTCACTCACCTTCTTCCATATTTGTTTTACAGGAAGGACAGTACCTCCATTTATGTTTATCCTTGTAATAAAAATGAAAAACTTCTCCACAGTTAGAACACTTATGATACCAATCATCTGTTCCTAGCCACTTTCCCACCTTCTGCTCTGGCTGAACGGGTGGTAACATATCATAATTGGACAATGCAGCATACGGCACATAACCACTAAATCTTTTACAAAGATTAAATGCCGCCTGTCTGCTGATAGCGTCATCGCAAGGCTTCGTCTGCAAGGCTTTGATCGCCATGTCTAACGATTCCATATACTTTGGATTGAATTGATACATTGAATCGTCTAGCACCTTGACTTCTTCAAGAATTTCGATTGCTTCTTCCCTGGTCATACGTTCTCCTTTCCGTCATCCTCGAAAACACAAGTCCACTTTTTGCAGCCGTCAGCATCACGGATCTTGCATACGTCACAAGGCCTGTCCTTAATGTATGACATCTTCCGCATATCAGCGATTGCCATCTGCTTTGCATCATCTGCTAGGCCATGTGCCTCAACCATTTCTAATACTTTAATCGCTTCCTGTCTGTCCATCGTCCTTCCCCTTCCGTTTTTCTTCCAGGTCATGCTGGATTACAACCCATACCATATACATTGTTACGGCAATAAAACCAATCACCATAGATACGATGATACAAAGGAAAATCATAAAATACATTTCAATCATTCTTCTTCCTCCGCTTTCTTCCGCATCCACTTTTTCAGTCCATTCGCCCGTCCATCATACATCTTGCACAGCACATTTCCAGGACAGCCGTTGCAATCGTTCGGATGTCGCACTTCGCAGATAAACTGCGCCAACTCGTCATCGTCCATCTGCCGAATCATCTCTCCGTTTGTCATGTTCATCCCCCTTTTTTTCTTCAATAATCCAACACCAGATAGCCCAAAGAAAACACATGATTGCAATAATTCCAAATGCTGAAAAACATAAAAGTAAATACATCGCTGCCATTATTTGTCCTTTCCGATTACTGGAATATTTTCTTGCGTCCTGTATTCAAGCATTCTATGTCCACACCTAACACATTCGCATCCCGTAAGATACGCCATGTATACAAATTTCTCATCAACTGTATGCGCGTACGTATCTGCAATCCTAAATTTTCCGTCTTGCCTAACAAAAATGCTTTCCCTAAACTCTTGTACTTCCCTATACAAATGAGGGCAAAAATAATCTGGATTAAAACCTTTCCTGATCCACAAAGGAATCGCCCTAATGTAACACATCAGCTTTTTAATCATTGTTTTTCTCCTCTTCTTTAATGATTTCCTTAATCCGATCATACGCAATTCCGACGGCAACCATCTTTTTAATTTTATTTTCCTCTTTTTCTTGAACTTTTTCGCATCCATAAATCACGCCACGTATCTTTGCAAGAACAACTTTTTCATTCATCTTCTACCTCCATGTTCGCCCATTCTACAAATATTTCTCCACAAGTTTTTTCATCACTCTCCAACAAAGAATAGCAAAATTCACTTGCCGGACAAGCGTAACACATTATAGGAGCGTCTATTTTTTTGTTCTTCATTTCTTCAAGCAGCTTGTCAATGTTTCTCATTATTCCTCCTAAAAATCAGTTTCATCCACTAAAACATACTTTGCAAATTGTACTACGTTTCCTTCCGCATTCCTCTTGACGCAACGGATCGTCTTAATGTCATGACCTTCCTCTTTCAAGTCATAAATCCTGGCAGACAAACGATAGCATCCAAATTTTTCAACAGCCTGTGCTTGCGTAATGCTTCCTTCCGTCATAAGATGGTTCAAAATCTTGTTACATTGTGTTCTTGTGTGTTCCGTTTTTTCTCTCATAGCTATTTTTCTCCTTTCACGTGCTTTTGCACAATTCAATCATACTACTTTATTAGTATTATTGCAATACAAAAATGATATTTTTCAAAAGAAAACCCACGGGATTTCTCCCATGGTTCTTCATGTTATGATTTCGGCATTTCCGGCATATACATCCAAGCCGTTACATATTCGTCCATAATGCCTGGGCCGTTCCAAAAATGCGCTTTTTCATGCCCTATCTGTTTTCCGTATTTATAAGGTCTTACGTCCCCAAAAGTTGTCGCGCATAAAACATACTCAAAATCTTGCGTGTTTTTATTTATTTGTTCATCCGGCAGTTTGTCATCTACCGAAATCCATCTGTCAGCATTAAATCCGTCTTGATAGCCTTTATCATATTGGTTTCGGTCATAATTAAGTGCTTTTACAAGTTCTTCTTTGTTAACGTCAATGCCTAATTGTTTCTTGACTTCAACAATAATATTCCCGTCTATTTTTTTCTCTATCATATCAGAAATTGTTTCGTATATGCTTACTGGACTTTCCCACATATCATTCTCCTTTCGCTTTCACAATTCCAGGGTTTACTGTAACCGCAGCTCTTAAAACTTCTTCAGGCGGCGTATCTGGAATAGCCACTTTTATTTTTCCGTAAAGAATATATTCCATTTTCATGGGATCACAACTTGCTTCCAAGGACATTAAAGGAACCAACTTATCAGCCATGTTTCTCGCCATTTCATGAAGTGATAATTCCAAAATTCTTTCAGGATTTTTAAACAGATATTCCCTAGGTATTTCTACCCTACTTCCTATCGTATGACATTTACATGGTATACTTTCTATCCTCAAAGGCGTAATTACATCATTTTCAGCTTTATATTCACTTCCACAACATTCGCAGCGCAAAATTCCTTCCTTTGCTTCAGATATTGACAGCATATTTCCGCAATTCGCACATCTGTAACCTTTTGGATTCATGTTTTTCTCCTTTCTATTCTCTGTAATCATCGTAAATTTCGATTGTTGGTTCTCCATAAATGCTGTTTTCCGAGGAAAGAATAATTTCTCCGTATTTTGCGGACAGTTTTGTTAAATCTTCCAAATCTTTCAAAGTAATGTAAAGATTGTCTCCAACGGTTTCAATGGAAAATTCTTTAAGCGTTGGGTATTTTTTCAGTATTTCTTTTGATTCCCTTAGCCATACTGTATGTAATCTGAATTTCATGCTTTCTCCTCCATTTCTTTTATCGCCTTTAATAAAATCAATTTTGCAACAGCTTTTGTAAGTTGTTCCTTGCTAACGTTATTATTTTGCACATATTCTAACAACACTTGTTTTCCAGATTTACCGTCTTGTTTGAATTTCTCAACTTTTTTGTTAAATTCCTCCGTTGAAATCCCCGTAAATTGTCTGAAGTAGGTTTCGTAAAGCGTCATAAATCTCCTTTCAATACTTTATGTCTAGGTTGCCATGTTCGTTAAGCCAGCCAATCACAAATTTAAGACCAAGTCCTTCTTTGTTCGGAACCCATAATCCATCTTGCCACTCTCCACCTCCCATAACAAATTGATATTTCTTTGGTTCTAGTTGTTTTAATTTCAAAAATCTCTGTGTATCTCTCTGCGCCCCAAAAAGACAGAAGCAGCAACCACTACGATCAATTCCCGTTGTGGATAAATTTCCTGTTCCAGTTAAGTCAGTATAGTAAACATACCCGTTCTGTTCATAAACAACGTCTCCGTAAACGTCTGCTATTTCTACGTTTTTCTCTTTGATATAACGGAGTATGTCACTTTCAAGCCAAAAGGAAATTGGTGCGGAAATAGGTCTGTCACTTTCAAAAGCATTGCAACCATGACGAATCCAACTTGTTTTCCTAAGTCTGCTCTCTTCTGCCATGGTTCCAACAAAAGGTTTTCTCCCCGTCAGCTTTTCATAATCCTTTGAAGGAGACTTTTTCATGACCTGACAACATCTATGAGAAATCTTGAATGGTGCATTAAGTAACCAAGCATATCGTTCCATGGAAAACTGTGGGTATCTCCTGTTGTGTTCACAATCTGTAAACCGCCTTGCGCATTCTCCGTCCGGCTTTCTTCTTGCTTCTTCTACTTTCTGTGCAACCTCTTTGCTGATTACTGGATAACCATATCTCTTTACTACTTCCATAAAGTTCATTTTCGGGTAAAGGACTTCATCGGATATATCTAATCCGTGTTTCCTGACGGAATCCCATTCTAGCCCCGTGTTGATAAAAACTTGTGGTACGTCCGGGTACATTTTCTTAACTATGTCACCAAGAACATCAGAATCCTTTCCACCGCTACGCGAAACATATACATTTCCACCGTATTCATTATACCAACCTCTTATTCTATCTTGCGTCAACATCAGTTTGATTTCCAGAGGATAACTCTGCATTTCTTTTAGTTCCTCTGGCGTATGTCTGTTTTCTTTCACACCGACCACTAACACATAGCTGTGTCGCGGTCAAAACAACTGCCGAGGTGGACATTTTTTTAAGGTCTGCAATGCTTATGGCAGACACCCTCACTCCGATTATCTTTTACTCCATGCTTCACCATACTAGCAACATGGAAACCTAGTTATCACTAGGCTAGGTGTTATCTTTCGACTCCTTTCCTTGTAATTTGTCTATCGTTTTCCTAAGTGATTCCCGGTCATGATTTATCTGCTCTTCCACGGTTCTTTTTGCCATATCACCACAACACTCATTGCAAGTAGTCTTGTTTTCAAAATTTGGTTTAAGTGGTTCAGGAGGCTCTATAAACTCAAATATGGTTCTTTGGACGAATAGCACTCTTCCTAATTCTACTGCTACAGTCTCCACCACTTTCTTCACATAACCCGTTTCCATGATCTTATCCCGTACTTCTTGCGGTTCCTTCGGATTCACGTAGGCAATAAGTGGGTACTTCGCCAGGTCTGCCATCTTCATTGCGTGTTCAATCTCTTCTCTGTATGTCATTTTTCTCCTTTCTATGCTTTGTAATCTTCAAATCTTTCACAGGTTCTAAAAATCACCCTGTTGTTTACCCATCTCTGCATTCTACGTAACGTATGTTTTGGCGATAAATCGTATTTGTTGTAAATCATGACGTACGGCGTATATCCTAAATCACGAAGTGTGTAAATTCTTTCAAGGTCTTGCTCAATCGTTGTGTTAAAGTTTGTTAGCATGAATACAGTAAGTTTTCTCTTATCCCATTGCGTAATATCCTTAAATAACTTGAATTTCGGTATGATTAAATCCTTGTCCTCATACCTATCCCACGCAAAATGAACGTTCTTTATTTTTAGTTACTTTATCATCTCTGCCTTTTCTTCCGTCATCATGCGTATGTCTATTCCTTGATTTATGTCTATCCACGCTTTGCTGTCGATAAGCTGTTGCAATAACTCTTTCCAATCCTTACAGGCGATTAAATTAGGATCACAAAGCACTATGTTCTTTTGCCCTCTCCAAAATTCTGACAAATCAGCTACTTTGTGAGAACACCTACCCTCTTTCGCTTCCACGTGGCAGAATGCGCATCCTCTCGGACAACCCCTTGTAAGAAATCCGTATGCCGTGTCCTTCGTCAGATCACCATAGATGGAATAATCAGGATAAATATGTTCGATTTCTGGTTGAAGGTCTTTATCTTTGGATTTGTCATATACCTCTTTCCCGTCAACCAATGATATGCAATATCCGCTACCACCCTTAACAACCTCGTCTGCATCAATAAAGTATTCATAATCCGGCGTAAAACTAAATACCTTACTCATGTATACTTTGTCCATGTGACCGCTAAACATTGGTTGATACCACTCAACGTGATCCCCTTGCGCTTTATGCCAAGCTGATATTTTCATGAGCGGCAAATTAGGATAATTATGGGTATCTACCGCTATCAATCCGATTCTCAAGTGCTTCTATTTCCTTTCCTTAAACTGTCTGTAAATCCGTCAAGGCACTTTTGAGCGTCTTTTCCTATGTCTTTGCATACCGCCAGGTACTCACCGACATTAAGACCTTGTTCGTGGACAACCATGGAACCTCTTTCTTCCATCAGTTCGCCGGAATCCGTCAATTTTATTATTTCGGAACAAAACGTCTCATAAGGTACGTGCAATTCCTCTGAAAGTAGCAATAACTGATTATCGGTTTTTACAATCCCAGGATTTTTTATGCCATTGATAAGTCCTCTGACATATTCTGCAATCGTAATTCCATTGTTTTCAGACAAATTTCTAAGCATTTTGTCTGTTTCTTCGTTTACCCGTAAATTGATACGGTAATACTTTGGATCATTAGTAGGTCTGCTCATTAAATTCCTCCTTTGGAAGCGAAATTGCTAATGCTACCAGTATGTTTTCACCAGATTGTAAAGCTTTTTTGAATCTGGATTTGTTTACCAATGGAAATTCATCGTATAATTGATTTAGCGTCAAGTCTTTTCCGTTCCATCTATATTTTTTGACGCATTCTCTGTTTCTGGCCTGTTCTGCCAATGAAGCCCATCTACAGTTTTCAGGACAGTAATTTCCATTGTTATCAATTCTGTCTATTGTTTGATTGTTTGTATATCCGTTTTCTAAAGACCATTCCATGAAACTGTTAAAATCGCACAACCAATCATCACAAATCTCTACTCCCTTAGCACCGTAGTATTTGTATGATGGAGAACCTTGGCTATAACACCTTTCTCTCATTCCCCTCCAAATTCTTTTAAGTCTTTCTTTTTCCGTAGATTCAGCTACTATTCGTTTTGGCTTAATTTTCTTTGTTCTGCATGAACAATAATGTTTAAGTTGTTTAATGCTTGTGCCTTGTGGAAAAATCATTCTAGTTTCTTTTCCGCACATAACGCAAGTTGCTTTTACCACCCTTTCCCTTATGGACGCTCCAATATAACTTACATCGTTAATTATAAAATCTCCATGCAATTTCCCGATATAGCTTATCATTTTGTTTTGACTTTTTATTGCGCTATACTCCGGCATTCCATATTCTTCCATTAGTTGCTTTAGCCCGTTCATATTATCTCCTTTCTGTTTTGACATACTTTATAAACCGTTGAAAATTAAGGATTTTCGAGTTATGTATGCCTTAAAAACAGTATAAACCATTGCGTTAAGTATGTCAATACCTCATTTTTGGGGCTTTATTGTATGCCATAACTATTATTAAGTATGCCATAACTATTCTATAATGATTTTTTTCATAAGAAAAACCACCCCTTTCAGAGTGGTTACTTTTTGATTTTTTGGGGGGATTCGGGGGTAAGCCGCCGCCGCCGAACATACGTTCGAAACCCCCACGCCCCCAAAAACAGCCGCCGCAAAAGTATGCGCATAATTACGATTTTACGCATACATATTTACAGTTTCCTTGTATACCCTTTTATTATTGGGTTTCTTGCGTTGTTTCTTGTGGTACAGTTTCCAATATCGGCACACTTTGCGCAGCCGTAACACCCAAAACTGGCAGAGAAACAGCAGACAAGGCCGGGCGCGCATCCGTCTGAATCGTGATCTTGTTAGAGTCCCACCCGTGCCAATGGTTTAGGATGGCAATAGCCCCCGTGGGATTTCTTGATCCGTCCGCAATCAAAGACGCAAGACCGCCTTCTTGTATCTCTTTCAGCTTTTTAGTTAACTCTTGACGTTCAGGGGTTAACAATTCATTGTCTTTTGCATAAATCCATTGAAAAGACGCTCCTATAAAATACCCAAAATCCATAATAAAAGGGGCCTTGTTGTATCTAACGCAATAATACGCCCACAACGGGACCGCCGCCCATACTGCGCGCATATCGTACCCGATCCATCGCCCGTTATTTTCTCTATCTGAATTCCTTAAAAGTTTATACTTCTTAAACACATTCCACCCAATGTACATACAACACGCGCTCCATCGTGTTTGTTTTTCTTTGCTTAGATCCTCGATAGGCGGCGTACACTCATATAAGCAGAAGTCACTAATTGCATTATCTATTAAGTCTTTTATGTCAACGGGCAGACCCTCAAACGGCACGCCGTCCACGATCTCAGCGCCCTCCGGCGTTATGCGCTCCCTAGCTTGTGACCTGGCGTTTTTATTCATGTTTGCACCTTCTTTCTCAAATCTGGGAATCAAAAAATTTCTCCCGTTTCACGATCCAAAAATACAACGTCACACCCTAAAGCATCCGCGACTTTTTCCGCATAATCAAAAGACATCTTGTCACGCGCTAGGCGGTTTGCATAGCTTTGTAAGGGCATTTTTAGCTTTTTCGCGATGCTTTCATATGTTTCTTTTTTTCTACGCGCTGCGCGCCTTATTTTTTCTTTTGCTCCCATGATTCTATTTTTTCCTTTTCCGTATTTCAATAATTGTAAATTTTCCCTTTTCCCTAATAATAAAGTAGTATTTATTTTTTTTCAAATTTATAAAGTTTTTTGCAATTATCTATTGACATTTATATATTATTTTGGTAGTATATAAACAAGAAAAGTAAATAAGCACCGCCCCAACAGCCGCAACTTTTGCCACACTTGCGAAAGGCAGCAGACGGGAAGAGAGGACACGCACGATAAAACCTCTTAAAAAAATCGTAGGGGAGACGGCAACCCACCGCAAAACAAAAGACCGTTGAAAAAACTACAATAAACGCTAATTTTTCCGAAAAACAGCCCTGAAAGCTAGAGAGCAAGACAGAAAAGCGGATCACCACCGCGCCAGGGCTTTACCGAAAAAAACAAGGAGGACAAAAAAATGACATTTTACGAAATCCAATATATCAGAACCGGGAGCGGAGAAAGAAAACTTTATGACAGAGTAATGCTCAGCGATAGAGACGAGATAACAAACGGAAAGAAAACAATAAAAATTCATAGCATCATTGACGCAATCGAAGCTTTCGAAATCCTAGCAGAAAATTGGGGAACCTACGAAAGCAAAAACGCAATCGTTAATATAAAAGTAACTGAAAGATAACATTTTTTCGGCGGCGGTAAAGCCGTAGCATCAAAGCAACCGCCGGAATACCGCAACGCAAGCGAAGAACCGCCGTAAATGGTTGATTTAATCGGACACGGTGAGAGAAGCCGGACAGCGGAAAAGAAAAAAGGAAGGGAGAAAAAAATAAAAATGGAGGGAAAAAACATGAAAAAATATCAGGTTATCGGCGGACAGTATGAGCAAAGTTGGAAAGGAGAAAGCGACAGCTTGCACGGGGCAAAGATCATCGCCGGAAAGAATAAGGAATATTGGGATAATTGGCAAGGATGGCACACGCCGCACATTTACCGCGCGGAGGATTGCGAAAGGCGCGAGGCACACGGGTTTATAACTCTTTATGAGGGCGCAACGTATACTTTCCACAAGCCCGACGCAGAGCCGATTTGTTAAACCGTCAGCCCGTCACCGCATCAGGCGCAAGGCATAAGAGCGGAGCAAAACCGCAAACGGGCTTTTATCAAATATAAGGAGGTTTATATTATATGTTTCGGATTAAAAACGGACGCAACGCCGCAATCAAACTGCTACGTACGGGAGACGCTAAAGCATCAGACCGCATAAGTGGACGAAATGCCGCCATTATGGGAGAGCTTTTCAGACGGACGCAAGCCGGACAAATCAAAGGATTTTTTCTTTTGTCTGATACTGACTTCAAAGCATACCACCGCAGCCCCAAAAAAGCAGGATTTATACAGCTTTCAAGCGGATTTTATAAAAATGGCGAATTGATCCCATGCTATGACGTGCAATTATTGACCGCCGAAGATATGGAGCGTGAAGGCTACCCATCCGGCGTTTATGCCATCATTTTATAAAAAGCGGACTAGCCGAGGACGGGAAAAGGCGTTATAATAAAGATAGATATAATCACATATCATTCTAACGCTTTTCACGCCCTTTTAATGGCTTTCAGATAAAACCCACGCAAGGCACACCATAAACCGCAGTAAAGGCAAATACGCGCACACACAATGACCGCGCCATACTGGATTTCCAGAAATTTGTAAAACAGAGAGCAAAATTCCAGGACTCACGGAAAATTCAAGTTTTTTGCATACAATTCCAACAAAACTTAATCAAGAATTTTTACTTGGAATTTGATCCCCTGGGGGCTATAAAAAAATTTTGCAATATTTGAAGGGAAAAATCAATGAAAACTACTAAAATCAATGGAATTGACAAAAATATCTGTACTTGTGAGCAGAAAATTGCATACAACATGGCATTTACTGATTATGACGTTATAAAGCGCACTACGAAAGAATACGGACGCGCCGCCGGACTTGAAAAAGCATACAAATTAAGAGATTTACATATTAAGACAATGACGGAAAACGGCACGCGCTACAATATGGATGCAGTTTTTTGCGCATACAACGCCGGAATTGAGGACTATTGCAACAGAAATTTTGAAATTTTGGGAAGATATGAAGAAATAGGGAAAGCTTTCCCTATACTTTACAAGTAGAAAAGGAGAAACGCATGACAAGAGAAGAATTGAAAGCAACGCAAAGAACCAACGCTATTTTGAGCGAATACGGCAACAAAGAATATGATTTAAGTTTAGTGTTTGTAAAGCCATTATACGAAGCCCTGAAAGCCTTTTATACGGCAAATAAAACGGCAGTAGGCCATACTATCACCCACAACGCCGGAACGCTTTACATTGACGGAAATCGCATTGTGAATTTTGCAACGCCGCGCGACACGCTAAACAAAAGGCTTTCCAGATGCACGGATGAATCATACCGCGCGGAGGGAAGAATCTTGAGAAGGCAAGAAGAATTTATTTATGATTGAATTACAGGCCGCCAATACATAAGTTAAGGCATAAGCCCGTCAAAAGGCAGCGGCTTTTATGATTAAAGCAATTTTTAATCAAAAAATATCAGTTTACTTGAAAATTTAAGTTTTCTGCCAGGTTTTTTGTAAAAGATCAATGCAAAATTTTCCAACTGAAATTGATACATGGGGGGCTATCAAATAATTTCACGATTTTTGAAAGGAGAACAACATGAAAGTTAAAAACTTAATCGAAACTTGCCAAGATTTTAGCAGAATCAATATCTGGGAATCAAATAATGATGATCCCATAAGCTACGATCCCACTGACACGACAGAGATTTACAGCGTGGAAATCCTGAAGGCAATCCCGGACAATATTTTGAATGAATCCGTTCAGGCATGGTATATGACAAATAACATTCTCACGATTTACATTTAGGAGGAAAAACAATGAATTGGATAGATGCCGGATTATGGAAAATCAAATTGTTTATGATGAAAAAATACGGAACAGATTGTGCATACAGAGATTTTGCGCCGCTTGAATGGTATGTAAGCACGGGAAGGGCAAGTACATTTTTTTTGAGAAAGCTTTTTGAATATAAGCCGTATATGATTGCAAGAAAACTACATGAAGGCGGCAGCTATGACGAAGTATTGCAAAGGATCAAAAAATACATTGTATGGAATCAGAAGGGAGAATAAACTATGTTTATTAAAAACGAGCATTATGAAACCATGTTAGCAATCAGGAAGTATCTGCCACAAGGAGAAGCTTTTAATATCCTACCAAAAGAAGAACAAGACGAGATCATTAAGTTTGAAATGATGCTCATGGATTTTCATAAGGAGCATAAGGCGCGCAACAAGAAGATTGCCGGATATCTTGCAGAAAAGCGCAAGGACGATAAAAACTATGGCAGAACGCCATACGTAAAGAAAACAACGGATATGATTATTTGTGTTGGTAAACATAACGGAATTGATTTATACAGGAAGGTTTGTTTTGACGGTCAGCATTATTACATAAAGTACAAAGGAAAAAACATCAATGTTGACACGGATATAAGGCTAGGAAACTTTTCAAGGAAAAACTGATATGGGAGGAATAAAAAATGGCTAAATACCCTTGCAGGAATTGCGTATATTTTAAGGTTTGCGGCGATAACATGAGGACACAAGAATGCAAAGGCAGAACCACAAAGAAGGAAAAGAAACAGGAGGAAAAGAAAAAATGAAATTGTTTGAAAGTGAGATCACCACGAAGAAGAAATACACCTTGACCGCATACGCAAAGAAGCTGCTTATGGGATTGATCCTTGTTGCAATCGGCGTGTTATATCTGCTATTTTTGGGAACCGAGGACGCAACGCCAGGATTTTTCCTGATCCTTATGGGAATCATTGTTATTTGCGTTAAAGAGCTTAATTAAATCGTAGCCAATAAATAACCTAGGAATGAATTAAAATCGTTCCTAGGGGCAAATTTGAAAGGATAAAGGGCATATTATGAATACTGATTTGTTTCTTGCAATCAACAGATGCCATGAAATTGACGCAATGATTATTTGTTATATTCTGAATCATGGAGCTGCCGGACAAAGTGAAATAGCAAGGTTTTACGGAAAAGACCGCCAGAACGTTTACCATAGGGGAAAAGTCCTTGTATCTGCCGGAATAGTAGAGTATAATAATCAAAAATATACCCTTGTGGATAATTGGGAGGGGGCTCTTATAAAATGGAAAACTACTATCACTATGGAATGAGACTAAGAGGCTTTTCTATCGGCTGCCAGCCTAAAGACGGATTTATTCAAAGGGAGGATGACGCAACCGGGAAATACCACGACATTCTCACGTATAACCGTCACTTGACGGAAAAGGAATGCAGAGACTATGAGATTGACTATCTGGGAGAAGTGATTTTTTAGAAAATTGCATTTTCAGATTCAAAAATCCGCTTTTCTGCTGAATTTCACGTTTTCTGTATGCAATTTGTAAACAATTCCATTGAAAATTTACACGGGATTTTCAGCCACGCCGGGGATTCAAAAAATTTTGCAATATTTGAAAAATTGAAAGGAGAAAAATATGGTTTCAAAAAACGAGTACAAAATCTTATCTTTGCTTTGGGAAAGCAACAAACCTTTGACTAGAGCTGAAATACTTGAGGGAACGGAAGGAAGAAACTGGAATCCGTCATCAATTCACCTGATCCTAAACTCCATGATTTCAAAAGGAGTTATTAAGATCACTGATATGGAAGTAAAATACGGCAGAACGTATGAGCCATGTATCACTTATTACGAGTATCTTGCAAGGTCATTGCAGAAAATCGTACCAAACAAAAGCTTGAGTGAGATTTGCGCTGACATAAAAATAGCCACGGATTAAACCGTGGCTTTCTTTTTACATGATTCTTGCTACCCGTTTTCTCTTATCATCTTCCCAATTCTTGATTGCGTAGTCTGGAATAATGTTGGAAGTGTCGATGTAGTGATCTACGTATATTTTCCTCTTGTCTCCCCATTTTTCAATCAATTCCGGCAGATTCTCATTCACGGCATCAAACTCCAATCCATATCCCTTGCACCATTCCACGGCATCCTCTAATGGCTTTCCTTCCCTCATAGTCCACAGAATCAGTTTGCATCCGTTTTTCTGACATTCCTTCAGCCATTCAATCAGCTTTGTGTTCGGTTTTCCGCATTCAGGAAATTCGCCGCCAAGCGATAACGTTTGGTCAAAGTCTACTCCCAAAATCTTATTTTTCAGCATATTCCACCTCAATCGTAATCTTTTACCATGACTTCTCTTGCGTCTGCAATTCTTGCTCCGCTAGGTTCAAGCCCAAGTTTCACAAGTTCACCGATGCAAAAACTTCTGATTTCCCCATCTTCTGCAATTCCAGTAACGTGATAAGGATATACGCCAAACACTCTGTATTTCTTCTTTTCTTTCACGTTGCTAAATTCAATTCCTTTTGGCAATGCCTCGATAAAATCTCCAACGTTAATAAACTTAATCGTTCTGTCTTTCGGCGCGTAAATGTCTCTTTCATTCTTGAAATTCATGTTCATGCCCTCACGGTATACTTCAAACTGATATATCCTGCACCGCTTTTCAGTTTTCCCCATCTAGTTTTTCCGTTCATTTTTTCGTCAATGATGGTGTAAATTTCTCCACGGTGTACCGTTGTAACAACTGGATAATTCGTTCCAGCACCCTTGCGAACATTTAATTCGTCACAATTTATTTTAACTTTGTATGGAAATTTGTTTGTAGGATCGTCAGGCTTTACGGAACCATTAAAAAATTCATTTATGCACTCCGCTTCTGCCTTTGCAAGTCTTTCAAGGTTTGCGTCCTGAAGCAACCATCTGACCGTGTTTGAATTGGTATGGAATCCGTGTTCAAGTATGAGTCCCGGCGTTCCAACAAGTCTTGCTCCATGTAAAACGCCATAATAATTATCATTTTGGAACCCGTCTCCGTTTCTGTCCGATTGTGCCATTCTTACGTTAATTCTGTATGCAATTCCCATTACGTTTGCTATTACTGGGGCAATCTTTTGCGCAAATTCCTTTGAAACGTCATCACATTTTGTTGTAAGATCGTTTACAAGATGATATATGGCAGCATAGCTTACGTTTTCGTTCATTCCGTTTCCAACCGCATTTGAATGATTTGATATAAACAAATTGCAACCTTTTGAAGCTTTTCCTCTGCTTACCAATGCAAGGTCTTTGTTTGGATCATTTCTTGTTAAAATTACGGTATGCCCCATTTGTTCAAGATACTTTTTCTGCATTTGAGAAAGCTTCCATACCATTTCGCTTTCATAATACTGCGGAATTGCCGGACAACGATTATATTTTCCATAGTGTCCAGGGTCTATGCAGATTATAGCCATCCTATAAGTCTCCTTCCTTTCTGTTGTTTGCCATTTCCACGGAAAATCCTTCCGGGTATCTTGCTTTTAGCTTGTCAATGTTCATTTCCATTATTTCGTCCATGTTCCATCCAAAGGAATCACAAATCATTGCTAAATACCAGAATATATCACCGCACTCTTTCTTAGCGTGTTCAACGTCAAGTGGCTTTTCGTGGAATATCCACTTTTTAATCATATCATTAAATTCACCGACTTCTCCTGACAATCCAAGGCATCCATTCAATAATCCACCGATGTCTGATATCGGTACATAACATTCAGGAGAATTTACTCCTAATGACTTTTTTAGTCTTTCAGTACCTTTCCCATCATTCGTCCTCATTGCCATTTTTTGATATTCGTTTCCTAACATCTCTTTCCTCCTTATATTTTCTTTCTATTTCGTCCATAACAACGCCCATGTACTTCAAAGCATACTGATAATACTTTGTTCCCTTGTATTTCATAATACGCTTGTCAGCCAAAGAAATCAATCCTTCCCACCATTCTTCTTTTTCTGGATTCCATGATGCAAGCGCGCCCTTAAAAAAGTTCCATACTTCACCGCTTATTGTCTTTATTTGGTTAAGATATTCTTCCATTATCTCACCACCAATTCTATGCCCGTCTTTTCCAAAAGTTCCCTTGCTACGTCATCAGGTGTTCTGCCGTTCGCCCATTCTCCATCTAGTCTGCGTGATACTTCCGAAAATACGCATTCAACAAAATCATCTCCATAACCCATATCATGTAGAACAATACCTACCATTGACATAATATAGCCAAAAGATTCATTGGATCGTCTTTCAAGTTCTTTGTTTGCGTCTTTCGTAATTCTTTCATTTGCCTTTGTTACAATGTTTTGCGTTTTGTTTAGTGCCTTAATGATTTTTCTTCTTTCAGACCGATTCCCGGCTCTAGCAATCATTTCAGCGACTTCATCCGCTGCGCTTGGTTTATTAAAATACTTTCCGTAGTCCATAGCGTACCCCTGTGGCTTTCGTTTTTGCCCCTAAAATCAATTTGAATTTGTATTTCGATACTTTTATTATCTATTTGTATAAAACGGCTTATTTTGGCTTATTTTTGAATTTGTCTTGATTTCAATTCTTCGTATTCTTCTTTTGTAATTTCTTTTGTTTTGTCCCTTAAATCGAAAAATCTGTTTATTTCCACCCTTTCACCGTCCTTAATCAGATAAAGTATACCCATTGTATCAAAATCTCCATTTTTATCATCAACGAGAAATTCTTCGCAGTATACCTTAATCGGAGTTGTTGGAGGCATATAAGGCATGGTTATTGGGTATATTTCCTCAATTATTTTTCTGACAAGTCCATTTGTAAAACTAATTTCTGGTCTATTTATTTCAATGCAACAAAAACTACCTTGATCGCTATACTTTACCGTTCCGTCTTTGTTTACTTCCTTAAAAAGGCTATACATTCTCTTACATTGATATGTATTGTCATAAACTAAATTCCAAACGTCATCCATATCTTCAATAGGAGTAAGCGGTTTTCCGTCAATCAGCCTGTTAAGTATTGACTTTGTTATCATGATTGACATTCCGCTGTGTTCATCTTCGCACAATGATTTGAAAGCCTTTAATGCAGAACCATAGCATCCGCATCCATAATCAAAAGTTTTCGGCATACCATTTTCGTCAAGTTCAATGCTTTCGTTTTCTTTTTTGCAAGCAATTCTAACTTCGTCCATCGCCCATTCCATCATACTCATTTTTGTTTTCCCCTTTCAAAACAATGTCATTTGTCCGTCAATCTGTTCTTCCGTTTTCTTTTCAGCACCGATTCTTAACTCTATTATGTCTCTTCCGTATGGATTTTCTTTGTTTGGAAACAGACCGCAAGCTTCATATCCAGCTTTCCAATCCGATGCTTCACTCGCTGTTATGCCGTAAACTTCGCATTTCCTCAAAGCACTTGCGCATACCTGATTCTTTCCCCAATGTTTGTAGTGTTCGCAATTCTTGCATTTTCCGTCTGCTGTTCCAAACAATTTGTGCATAAGTTTAATTTTTCGCAACATTTTTTATCTCCAATAACTCAACTTCATCTGCCATAAATCTATTTACTTTATCCCTGCTATTACAATTTGGGAAATCATCAACGCTTATTCTATACCTTCCGAACCGATCAATACCTTCGATTATTGTAACCACTTTCCCGTAATGAGGATGTTCTTTTTCCACCATCCTTAATGCAAAATTTACAGGAATCCATATAGCCTTATCTCCGATTTTCATTGATTATCCTTTCTATTCATTATCCCCCATTTTCTTAACCATGTTTTCAATTATCGGTTTCATGTGTACTTCAAAATGTAGCCTGTCATATACCTCTAACGCTCTTCCGATATATGCCATATTATCTGCTGTCAAGTCCACATGATAAACTGTGTCTTTGTCCGGCAAATCGTGTCCCTTAATCTTTCCTGCATATCTCCAATCATAAGTTTGTTGCATGAGATCATGTGAAGTGTTATTCTCTTCGTTCGTTCCATTTGGTATCAAATCCATGTTTACCATTGTTACATGAAAATTGCTTTTGTGCGTCTGCTTATTCAGTGCCGCTATTGCTTCGCCTACCGTACTCATTTTTTATCCCCTTTCATTCATTCTTTCCCATTTCCCATCAATAGGACGCCATAAGTGCAACGCTTCTGTCATGTTTATATATTCGCTCTTTTTCGGATGTATCTGCACAACTTCTTCTTCGTCATTCCAAAAAATATCTTTGACTTCGCACATTTCTTCCCAATTCGGAAGTCTCCTTGCTTGCAATTCTACAGATACATGTTCCCATTCTCTTTCATTCCATCCGGCTACAAAACTACACTCAATTCCTGACGATAATTTCAATTTCCCAAAAAGCATATCATATGCACCTAAAGGCTTGCTATAAAGGTATTGTTTCGATTTCTTGACTTCTTCAATCGTTTTCATCGGATTCTCCTTTCAAAATTTCTTTTATTCTTTTCATCATTTCATCTGCGCCTTCTTGTGTGAAATCAAATCTTTCTGCATCTTTTCCGTCATAAATTTCCCAGTATGGAATAGGTGTTTTTCCTTCATACATATATGCCATAGTTGAATATGCATCAAAGTAAACTGAAACGTGCTTCCCGTTATGACCAACATAAAATCTTGCCAACGCTCCCATGAATGGCGCAATAATTTTTACATCCCATTCCTTATCAAAGTGCAAAATTGGCATCCTTTTGTTCCATTCTTTCCATTTTTCCATTTTCTCAATTTTCAATCTTTCTTCATAATCAAACATCATTTTCTCCTTTCAACGCTTGATTCCATTTTGTTGCATACTCACCGATATAACCTTCTTCTGGCCTTGCATCTCCTGCTGCTATAATAAACGGCATACAAATTTCATCCAATAAGCAATTAGGCTCTTTGTAAATGTCATATTCCTCATGCAAAAAATAATATCCCAATAGTTCTCTATCGCTATCTTTGTTTTTATGGTACTCCCTGATAAACCGAAAACCTCTGCCACAAAGCGGACACTTTGCAAGTTTCGCACCAAATTCCAAATCTTCCTCTGTCCGATACCGTATCTCTTTATCATATTTCCAATGCCTATATGGTACATATTGTGAACGATTAAGCACATATCCGTCTTTTACAGCGTTAATAATCGTTTCTTTTGCTTCTTCAACCTCATTTGTAGGAACATTATACCGATATGGAATAATTTTTCTTAATACCTCTTCTGCTTCTGAAATCCTCATGTAAACTTTTCTCCCATTCATGCCATCTTGCCGTATTCGTCGCGTAATATTCTGACGGTACTATCTGCCAGATTTCCCACATGATCTTGCTTTCGTGCCAATTCGCCCACTTGTAAATGTCCATGTATCTGACTTTCGGCGTTATCACCCAACCTTTGATGCACCATACCCTTAGTTCATCATCACCGAAACCGCCTTCACATACCCTTTCTACAAGTCCTTCCCGTTCATACTCTTTCAGGTACTTTCTTACCTTATACTTCGATATGCCAAGTTGCCATGCCAAACTTCCCGTTGTTGAAATGTAGTCATATCCGCTCATATCAATCATACAACTCCGGCAACAAAGTTCATAAAGCAGCCTTTCTTTTTCCGTTAATCTCTCTTCCCTCATGCGTTCTCCCTACGTAAACGGCGTGTCATCATCTTCGGATAACTGGATAAAGCCTTCTTCGTCAAATTTTTCCCAACTATATTTTCTGTTTACATCATCATGAAATCCATAAAGTCTCTTTGACTTATCGTCATAATTTATCTGCCATCCTGTTTCGTTTATTTTTCCAAACAATCTGTTTTTCCAACACTTCAAAACTCTGCTTCCGCTATCTTCGTCTTTGTCGATCATAAGAGTTATAGCAGCAAGATTTGTTATGTCTGACGATCCTCCTACTTCGTCATTTCCGTTTTTACCATAAGTGTTTTTTCTCATATGAGCAACAAGCATTATCAAAACATTGTAGGTCATTGCCAATCTTGCCAATGCTTTTACAAACTTACTTTGCCGTTCATATTTATCAGATTCACCATTATGGAAAATGTCAATAGCCGTCATAAGGTTATCAATCAAAATAACATTACACCCAAGTCTGCAAATAACGTCCTCAATGATTTTTAGCAAATCAACCATTTCATCTTCTTCAATAATTCCATCATCAAATAGCAACAATTTACCTCTGAGCCATTCTGAAATTAAAGACTTGTTTTTGCTTGAAACATTATATCCTTTGTCTCCCCATTTTGTATCATAGGTTATAACATGGCTTGACCCAGCTGCCTGATAAGTGATCCATGCCTTAAAATTGTGATTAGGCAATTCTCCGCTATAAGCAAATACCTTGTGATTTGTTTCAATGGCATTCAAAAGAATCTGACTAGCCATAGTGGATTTTCCTAATCCGCTTTTCCCTGTTATGATTGTTACGCCACAAAAAGGAAGCCCACCATACAGAAGTTGATCTAAGTCCTTAAATCCTGTTTTTAATTTTTCAAGGTCAAAAGGATTCAAGTCCTCTACGTCTGCTATATCGACAACATGACTTATCGGAACGTCTACAGCATTTTCAATACAAACCTTTATTTGATTCTTGCCATACTTCCGTAAAATGTCATTTGCGTCTTTGCAATCCTTGTAATCTTCTTCTCTTACGTGTTTCACCCTCTTCCGGCGAAACCGTGTTTTGATTTCGTCCAGTAGTGAAATTTTGCCTTTTTCGTAATCCCCAAAAACAATAATTGAATCAAACTTGTTTACAAAATCCCAACAGTTAGGAACCCACGTAAATCCCTTTGCTCCTGTCGGAACGGATAACGCATTTTCAAATCCACAATCAGCAACGGAAAGTGAATCCATCTGACCTTCCGTGATTATGAGCGTTTTGTTCTCAAAGTTGCAATGATTCATTCCAAACAATATAGGCGTTCCACCAGATTGACACCACTCTTTGTTTTTGTCCTTCTCTTTGTCAAAGTCTGTTTTTCGATACTTGATAAACATTAAGTCTCCGTTATCTGCATAAAACGGAAAAACCAAAAGGTTATCTTTATCCGTTTGAGTGGTTATCTCATACTTCTTTGCCGTTTCCTCTGAAATCCCCCTACTAGCCAAATACTGAATTGCCGGTGGCTTCGGCTCTATTGGCTTATCAGGCTTCTTAAACTTTTTCTTTGTCGGTTGCGGTTTGAAATAGTTGTCAACCTCATTGCCAAGCGAAAATCCAAAGTCCTGACTAAGCTTTATCATGTTTCCAGAAACGCCACATGACGATCTCAAACACTTAAATACGCCATTTGTAAGACTTATTGCAAAAGTATACTTGTCTTTCGTATTCATTCCGCAGTATGGGCATTTGACAAAATGCAATTCGTCTCCCTTTTCTTTCGCTTGAATGTGAACGTATCTTGCAAAGTCATAAGCGTCTTGTCTTTTGAACTCATAAGGGCTATATCTCATTAAAAATTCCCCCAATCAAAAGGTTTATCATATTCTTCGTTCATGCTTATCCATTCTCCGTCATCAAGAGAATATCCATCTGATTCCAATTCTTCTTCAACTTTTTCTTGTGCATCTTTCTTTTGCTCTTTTTCAACAAGCTTTTCAAGATAATCTTTGTACTTTGTGTTGAAAAAGGTGCTGCCTTGTGGGTAATATTGCTTATCTCTATTTTGAGCAACCATATCAGCAACAAACATTTCAATACAAGCAATCATCTTTTCTTGACCGACTTTGTAAATCTCTTTTTTTGTTTTTTTTGAGACAGAATGCTTCCCATCTTTTTTGGGGTACATTTTCCATAGCATTTCAAAATTCTGTTCAACTAAATCGTCAAGAGATTCTTTATCTTTTTTATTATCATTATTTTCATTATTCTCATTATTATCATTATTGTTTAAATTTTTCTGCGTGATTTCTGCGTCATTTTCGTGTATTTTTTGCGTATTTTCTGTGTCATTTCTGTGTGTTTTCTGTGTGTTTTCTGCGTGTTTCGTATTCTGATAAAACTCATAGTTTACAACGGTTAGAAGTGTTTTTTTATTATCACTTTCTACCTTTATCATGTTTTCTGATTCCAACATTTCCAAAAACTTTCTAACCTTTGTTGTACTCCAATGCCATCTTTCAGCTAAAGTCCTTATGCTTGTGATCTTCTGCCCTGTCAAAATCTCCACTTTATTTCCGGCAAATATTATTTCTTTTGCTTCATGATTAACCAATAAAAGCAAATCAATCCATGCGCTTCTTCTGTCGAAAGGTTCATCTGAATACCACAAAAAGCAATCCTGAATTTTTCTATGTAAACTAATGTAGCCAACATTCATATTTAACACCTTCCTACTTTTCTTTTTATGTAATTCAGAACATCTTTCGCACATTGCTCTGGATTGTCTTTTAGTTTTGATCCGCTAAAATGCAAAATGTCATATCCGCGCAGCTTCAAATCATAATCCCTTTTATTGTCATAATCCACCTGGTATTTACTTATCTTATGATAATTATGTCCGTCACATTCTACTATAAGTTTGTAATCCGGGTTTCTCCTATCAAATATCAGAAAATCAGCAACATACCTTTTATCAGAAATAAAAATATCGTGTTGTGGGATAACCTGAATAAATTGGTTCCCATTATCAAGCAAAAGTAATCTGAATGACAGCAGGAACAATTTTTCTATCTCACTATCGCAATTATTTGTGTCTATGACAATATCATTCAGTTTTCCATCTAATTTATTTGGCATGGAAGAATTTTTCTGAATAAAATCCCATACAATATTGCAACATTGTTCGGATAGTTCCAATAATACTGACAAAGCTATGCTACCGTTTTCAAAGTGCATATTATACCTCAAAAAAATCGCTCAATAGAGTGTCTGCACCACTCCATGAGCGATCTATAGTAAAAGAGACTAATCCCTTTATACCCATGTTCATTTTGTAAGTGTGCAGAACTTACTACAGATAGTATAGCACGTCATTCAGCAGATTTCAATAGCTTTTCTCCATTTTCAATCAGTAGTTTTCCCAATTCCTTGAAATGTCTGTTTCTCTCAATAAAGGCGTTCAGTTCTGCCTTAATCCTGTTGAATACTATGGCACTTGTTTCTTTGTCGGACAACACAACATCAATGCTCTGGTACTGTGCATTCACTTTTTTAGGACTGATATTGACTACGGCAGATACTTTTCTTTCCTTTTCCTCATCGTCAAGATAAACAACCCTTAAATGAACGATTGCGTGTCTTGATTGTTCTAGCCTATACTGTTCCGCAGCTATGCCATCATTCCACTCAAAAAGTTCATGCGTAGGTGAATCGGAAGGTCTTGATCGTTCCAAAAACTCTTCCTTTGTCACGGTTCCACATTCCTCTTGAATTTCCTCCAACACGCCACCAACAACATCTGCATTTACCTTTGGCGTATATCCTTCTCCCCATTCATACTTTCTTTTTGGCTGATATACCATTGATTGTTTCCCCTTTCTTTTTATTGCCTGCCAAAACCTACCACAACTCGACTTACCTTGCCAAACCGAGCCGTGCCAAGCCTGCCATAACGCACCAAAACGTACCGCGACCTACCAATCCGCAACTGACCATAACGTGCCTGCCATAACACAACTCACACCACAACAAACCTTGCCGTGCCTTAACCCAACGAACGCCACCTTGCCTGCCAAAACTTAACCTACCTTACCTTACCTTACACTACCCGACCCAAACTTGCCTCGCCTGCCAGACCTTAACTTAACCCACATTTCCTTGACACACCATGACTCAACTTGCCAAGCCTGCCAAGCCTTAACTCACCTGAACAAACCCTTCCTGAACTTACCCCTCCCTACCATGCCTGCCAAAAAGTCAAGGCAAAGCCAAATAGACAATGCCTTGACTTCCATTTTACTACTCGATTACGATGTGATAGGTTCCAAACGAACCATCTTTCTCAGGACGCCATTCGCCAATTCCTACTGAATATCCTCCGGCATTGATAATGTTTACAATCTGTTCAAGCGTCATATCTCCGCTTGCGTTGTATTCCAGAATCATTTCCATAGACCAATTCCGAAACTCTGCACGATAACGCAAATCTGCGCTTCCACTGCCGATTCTGACCATATCCTCACGCATGATAGGAGTTGAACCTTTAATCTCTGCCATTTCTCCGTATTCAGTTTTAAGGAAATACGAACCACGCAAGGACATCTGATTTTTTACCCACCCGTTGCGATATGCAGCCGAATTTCCTGCCATCTTGATTGCACCAACCGGGAATCCCCACTTTGCACCATTCTTTACTGCATCCTCAAACGCCTCAACGGTACTTTCTTCCGGCTTTCCTTCAAGCCAATACATACTCTGAATGAAATCGTCATAAGGATCACGGACGGACTTGCTCTTTGTCTTAGTTGCCTTTGTCTGCGCCTCAAGCATCATACGCTTTGCCTTTTCAGACCACGCATGAACGATCAGCGGCGTATCTCCAACAATCTTAATCTTGACACGCTTAATATCAAGCGGTCTAATCTCAACTACAGTTTCCTCTTTCTTTGTTGCTCCCATTTTTTGTTTCTCCTTTCAATTTGAAATTTGTTGTTTGGTTCTAATGTCACTATACTACATTATAGGTATACTGTCAATAGATAATTACATTATTTTGTGGTTTTTATCACTTTCACAGCGTTCTGCATTATCCCCAAAATTGACGGCAAAGCTATCCCATTCCCCCATAGCTTATATTCCGCACTATCTGAATGAGGCACGTCATCACACCAATCCTTTGGAAATCCCTGCAATGCGGCACACTCGCAAGGAAGTAATCTCCGCACCGCATATTCTCCGTCATTTTCTGGTGGATTCATAAATTCATCTACCATCTGTCTTTTCTCCTTTCGTATGATATATGCTTGACCCCCCATATGACTTTTCGCCTGAATATATTGCATTGGCAATTCCGTCCTCTGTGTATATTGCTTTGCTTTGTACGTCTCCGTTATTTAGGTTCATGTTTTCTCACCATTACTATCTGCTGATCGTGCATACAGTTCAGCGCACCCATCTTGTCCTGAAGGTAAAATTGGTGTGCCTGTCCGTTTCCGATGCACCAACACGTATTGCTGCCCCCCCCTCATGCCACATCCGGCATAAAGGCTTTCAGCGTGTCCATCTTCCGTCATTATGTGTCTACTCTGCACGTCAAAAGGATTTAGGCAACTCATTGTTTCTCCTTGTTACTACTCCGTGTACTTCCGTTGTGTTCAGCGTATACATCTTGCTCCCGTCATCGTTAATTCCAGGACCTTTGTGCGATGGACGGTTCCCGTTTCCTTCAATCACGGCCAGAACCATCACCCCCCCTGATTACAAGCAGGACAACCGCCATTAAGGTCTAGCGTCCTTGCCGTGGTCACTTCCTGTATTCCGCTGTTCGGATTGCTTGATTTCATGGAATTGCTTGCATACGCAGATATGTTAAAGCATCTCATTTTCTTACCATCACCGCCTGTGGCTGTTTGTAATCTCTGCTTGCAAGCGTGTTCGCCTGTTCTTCCCATATGTAAGTGTTCCCCATCTTCTCGTCTACCGAATAGCATTCAGGTCTGCTCCCCCCCCCTAATGGGGATGAACAATGTTTGGTCGTTGCTTGTGCCTAGAGTAGCTGACTTGTCATTCTGTATCAATGCTCCCTTGCCTCCTCCTTCGCACCCCCCCCGAACTTTTAAGGTGTAAACAAT